TCATACACCAGAGATTCCTATGATAAAGACTCATTCACAACTGATATAATCAAAGTAGCAACACATGTAGCCGAGTCTGTATTAAAGAGAGTGATAGTAAAATCACAACTAACAACATCATTCCTAGTAAATAGACTAACTAAACAACATACTACAAGCACATGGAAACTAAAGACTGCCACCACACTATCTAATTCATTCACACCTACATCATATATTGTAGATTCTTACACCATAGACCAACCAACTACAAGACACTATACAAATACATACTTGGCAAAGATGGGCGTAGTCAGATCACATACTACAAGTGTCAACAAAGCAAGATTAAAGACACATACAACCGAGTCTAGATTACAACGTGTATTAGGAATACGTTCAAACTCATTTACAGAATACTCATACACTATACAATCTTACACTGTAGAAGACATTCCAACTCACACTACTAACTCAGTTCTAAGCAAACCAATAACAACTCACACAACATCTACATATCGTAAATCTTCAGTAGCAAAATTACATCAGACACAAACAGTAATAACAGAACCAGAGGATTCATTCACAGCACAATCATACACTACAAAATCATTCGTAGCAGTAGAAGTTGTAAGGAAGACACACTATATAGATTCATTCTTAAAGGCAATACCCACAAGAGTTCATACTGTAAACAGTGCATTACGAGTACCTAAACAAGCAATACACTCTACAAATACATTCAGAATTAAGGTAAAAACTGTATTATCTAATTCATATGAGAGCCTATCATACACACCGACAAGTTACACAGTAGACCAACCAGTTACAAAACACCTAGTAAACTCATACTTAAAGAGCCTAAGAACAACTATTACACATGCAACCTCTACTCACAGAGCTAGACTAAGATCACATACTACAAGTTCAGTATTACAATCACTAGGAAGAGTTGGTGTTAACTCATATAGACGAGATTCATACACTAAGACTTCTTACACCACAGAATTATTGAAGATTGTAGGACATGGAACACAGTCATTCTTCAAGAGAATTATTAGTAAGACACATACAACACAGACAGTTACAAAGATACCTAGTGTTAAATTACATCTAGTAAACTCATGGTTACAGAGACAAAAATCCGTAAGAGCTGATTCATACACACCATCATCATACACTCCAATCAGTTACACAGTAGACCAACCAGTTACAAAACACTTCACAAATACTAGAGTTAAAGGATTTACAACTCTTACAAACAAGACTAACACCTATATTGTAAGAATTAAGAAACATACAACAAACACTAGGTTATATAAACCATTTGCACAGTCCGACTTCTCATACACATCAACATCTTACACCAATAAATCATACACTGTTCAAGCATATCAACACATTACAGATTCACTACTCAGAAGATTAGGATTAACAAGACAACATATTACTGAGTCTAGATTACACAGACCAAAACCACACAAGACTGATACATTAAAGAGAAAAGTAAACATAGTTAGACAGCATACTACAAACTCACTAAAGAAGACTCTAGATATACCTAAGACTCAAACAGTAAGTTCTGTACTTGCAAAGGTTACAAAGACTCACAAAGTAGACACTGGAGTTAAGAAATTAGGAGAATTTAGAACTCATGCAACTGATGTATTATTCAAAGATACTGATCCAAACGCACCTCATATACATCTAATCAACTCATTATTAAAGAAATTAGATAATGTAAAGATTCAGACAGTGGATTCCACACTAGCAAAGGTTACAAAGATACACTCTACTGATACACTATTCAAAGACCTAGAACCAAATGTATCTCATGAGCAGACAGTAGATTCGACACTTGCTAAGGTAACTAAGATACAATCAGTAGAGTCATTCTTAAAGAGATTAGATGAACCTAGAACACATACCACCAATTCAGTACTTGCAAAAGTAACTAAAGTACAATCAACTGATTCTGACGTTGCAAAGGTTGTATACACTCAAACAATAAACTCCAATGTTGCAAAGGTTGTATACACTCAATCAGTAGATTCACATCTCGCAATAGTGATTTGGCATCATGAGACTGATACATTACTAAAAGATACTGATCCAAATGCACCATACGTTCATAGTACTGATGTAGCAGTTAAGAAACTAGGAGAGTTTAGAGATGTAACAACCAATACTAAACTCAAGAGATTAGATGATTTCAGACAATCTAGTACAGATACAGTAAAACAGAAATTCTCTGGAAAAACACATAGATCTGACATACATATAGCATATGAAATTGTCAAGACTCAAACTACCAATTCAGTACTTGCTAAGGTAACAAAGACACAGTCAACTGATTCTGACGTTGCTAAGGTAGTATATACTCAGACAGTAGATTCAGTATTAGCAAAGGTAGTATACACTCAATCTGTAGATTCAACACTAGCAAAGGTTACAAAGACTCATACTGTAAACTCTGACCTAGCAAAGGTTACAAAGACTCATACTGTAAACTCTGACCTAGCAAAGGTAGTATATACACAATCAGTAGATTTACATCTAGCAAAGGTAATTTGGCATCATGAAACAGATTCAGTATTAGCAAAAGTAACTAAGGTACATACAACTGATACATTATTCAAAGACCTAGAACCCAATGTAGCACACGACCACAGTACCAATCTAGATATTGCTAAGGTAGTATACACTCATACAACCGATACACTATTCAAGGATCTAGAACCCAATACACCATACGAACACAGTACTAGTTCAGTACTTGCAAAAGTAACTAAAGTACACAGTACAGACACGTTATTCAAAGATACTGAGCCAAATACACCACATGACCACAGTACCAATCTAGATATTGCTAAGGTAGTATACACTCATAGTACAGATACACTCTTTAAAGATCTAGAGCCTAACGTATCTCATGAACAGACAGTAGACTCGGTATTAGCCAAGGTAACTAAGATACACAGCACAGACACATTATTCAAAGATACTGAACCAAATGTACCTCATGACCACAGTACTAACCTAGACCTTGCAAAAGTAGTATACACTCATAGTACAGACACACTATTCAAAGATCTAGAGCCCAACGTATCTCATGAGCAAACAGTAGATACTGACCTAGCGAAGGTAGTTTATAACCAGACAACCAACTTGGATATTGCAAAGGTAATATACACTCATGATACACTATCAGATCTTGCAAAAGTAACAAAAACTCAGAATGTCAATCTAGATGTAGCAAAAGTAGTATACACTCAGACAGTGGATACTGACCTAGCGAAGGTAGTATACACTCAAACAGTCAACTTGGATATTGCTAAGGTAGTACAGACACACAAAGCAGATGCTCACTTCAAAGATACTGATCCAAATGTACCTCATAACAACTTAGTAAACTCATTCTTAAAGAGATTAGATGAGCCTAGAGCACACACAACCGATCTAAAGATAAAAGACTTTGATCCAAATGTACCTCATGAGCATACTACTAACTCTGTATTAAAGGTATACATAAAGACCAAACACTTGGAAGTAAAGGTATCAGATAAGGATAAGAATGTTAAGAGTGGAAGAAAGAGTATAGAAGTAAAGACCAGACCTACACAGAGAGTAGTGAAAACTCCAAAGAAAGGATCTGATGTGAAAACCTCTAACAAACAAAAACGAGTAAAAACAGACTGGTAGAAAGACTTATATTATGATTACATGAATAAAAGTCATGTCTGAAGAGGGAAGTTTCAAACAAGTACCATATTTTGATTTAAATGAAAGGGTATACTTAGAAGTCATATATGGTAATCCTGATAGAAAGTTCTCAAAAAGACAATTAGAAGAAGAAATGCAAAAATTTGCAGATGAATGGTATATACCACAAGATAAGATGAAACTATGTGTGGCTCACTGTATATATAATGAGGAAAAGATGTTGGAAAAATGCTTGGAAAATGATTTACTTATAAATGACTTGGATATTATACATATCTTAGATGGTGCTTGGGAACACTTTGATGGTGAGGCAAGTAGTACAGATAGAACAAAAGAGATAATAGATAAATTCATTGAAAAAACTAAGAATTTAGGAATAACAATAATCTATGAAACACATCCAGAGAATAAAAAATGGGCTAGTGAACCTGAAAAACGTAATTACCAACTTGAGAGATTAAAAGAAATATGTGGTGATGTGCCATCATATGCTATAGTCAAAGATGCCGATGAATTCTTCCATTTTACTACTGGTGTTAAAATGATATGGTTAAAGAAATCTTTAATGGAACTTTATGAAACTGAGAATAGTTTAGGTATGATGAAAGTGCATCCATATTACTCTCATGTGGAGTTTCATTCACCTAGATTATTCCCTCTAGGTAAAAATTTTCATTATTATACTGAGAAAAGTATGTGCGTTCATGATGAAAATTGTGACATGGTATGTGATTATAATCCAACCATACACAAAGTTAAGACTGATAAAGTATTTATGATGCAACCAATGGTTCTTATAAATCATTTACATCTGAGAGATGATGAAAGAAAGCATAAAAAGTTGGAACATGTAGAATTCTTAGAATCTCAACTAGAGACAACATCTCCATGTAAGTATATAAAGAATAAGAATGATCAAGTATAAACTAGAAGACTATACAAAATCAGATATTCCTATAATCCAAATGGAATTACTCACTAGTATTGCCAATGAATTAGCAGAAATGAATCGACTAAAACGAATGGAATTACAATTACAATATGGGGCTGGTACTACTGATGAAGCTAAGTAACGCTATCTTTAAAAATAATACTAACTTTTATAAGACATGAGTGTTAATCAGACTGGTAGAGCAATAGAATTCAGAATAAAATCTGGTTCAAGAGCCACACTATATATAAACATAAAGAACTATGATGGCACTACAAAGAACTTGAATGATACAACACAGTTTGCAAGTGCTATATGGAAGGTATGGAAACCAAATGGTGACTTGATAATAGACGGTAATGCTTTTTACGAAGATAGAACTTATGGTGAGATAGGATATACTTTAACATCTGAAGATACCGATATAGACAATGCTGGTATATGGGAAGGCGAGGTAGAGCTTTATGATGATGATGGTGAAATATCAGAGCAAAGTGATACTTTCAACTTCATCATAGAGGAAAGTTATTAGGGGGTGAATTTGTTGGGAGTATTCGATTTCTTAAAAAAGGATTCTAAATCAGAGGAACTTGTAGGTGAATTCGGTGAAGGTGAATGCAACGCATGTAGTCATCCTTGGGTTACACATGATGTAAGAGACTGTTGCACAGCACCATCTGATGCAAATCCAAATGAAACTTGTGGATGCACAAAGTTCGCAAATAATTAGAAAGCCTTATATGTGGGTATCCCCCACTACTTTTTGTGTTAAAGTTAGAAGATATTAGTAATGCAGTTTATTTTGAGTTTAGACGAGCTCAAATTGAAGCCATGAAAACAGAGAGGTTAGGTGTTATTCATGTTAGTGATATTATCAAACCATGTATGAGAAATGTAATCTATAAAAAAACATTACCTGAAACTGGTATGAATACCGAAGATATGAGGTCACTGTATTTTGGTCAAGCAGTTCACTCTGCTTCAATGATTGCAAAACCAGAACACCATGAGATGTTTCTAGCATATGATTATGTAAGAGATAAGGCTTTAACAAAAGAAGAAGCCTTAAAGATACCACCAAATGACCCAAGACACCTAGATATTATCTATGGAAGTATAGATGATTTATTAGAAATGGGTGGTAAATGGGTGATATGTGATAAGAAAACAACAGGTAGTATAGGCTATTTTCAAAAGGCTACAGCAAAAGCAAGTGAGTCACATGTAGACCAAATCAATAGGTATAGGGTATTACTTAAGAAATGTTATGGTATAGATGCAGACTATGGATGTGTAATTTATATTTCAAATTCAATAGACAAAGAGTCCAGAGATAAACCTGTAGCACTCCCATTCAAACTAAGTCCTATAGAAGAGACTTTAGAAGATATGATAATAAAGGCTAGAGAGATTAAAGACTCTTTAACAAATATGACTTTACCACCAAGAGTGAAGAACTATCTATGTGATGGTTTTTGTCCATACGCAACAATGTGTTTTGGTGATAATAGAGAAAAATGGAACGAGTAGATTACGCATCACCAGAATGTTATAGTCACGAACATACTAAATGCCCCATAACTAGAAACGGATTTAAATGTACTTGTCTATGCCATAAGATAATTGGTGCTGGATGAAGATCTATTTTAACGCTAACAACAAAGCCCATTTGGAAGCGTTATCAGAATGTGGGGTTAGAAATGTTATGCTATCATTTAGATATTCATATGCCAATATTACCAAGTTCAGAGACAAGTTTGATAGTATATTTGTGGTCGCTGGAGTAGGTACAGAAGCAGAACGATACCATGATCTACTAAAGAAACATAGAGAGAACTATGATTTTGCTACACAGTTTGATGTTTTCTATGATATGGAGAACACTATAAAATGGTATAAAAAGGAAAGAGATACTGGTATAGATTGGACTTTACCTGTATTACAGGGTAACTATCTTAATCATCTATCCATGTTAAGACCTCAATCTGGGTCATATGTATGTCTCGGTGAAATTAAAGGTAAACTAGAGACCGAAGATCAAATGAGAAAACTACCTGCCAATCTTAAGTTTCATGGATTAGCAAAAGGTAAATATATTGGTAGGGGAAACAAGTTTGAAAGTATAGATACAAGTGCATGGATCTCAGCGGCTATGTCAAAAAAGACGGAAGTATGGAATAATAACTCTACATCATCTATATTCTTTGGTGATAAAGGAAAAGGTATGATTCCTATAGTAAGACATAACTGCGAAAAGTATAAAGAATACATGGAAAAGATCAAGATAAAAACCGATGATGTGATTAACAGTGAGTATTACACACTATTAAAACTACCATTTGCTGTATTATTTATGCCAATGTGTAAATCTTACAACATCTACGAAGAAAACTTTAAGTACTAGAACAAAATAATTGTTATATAATGGATGATAAAGGAGAAATTTTCAAGATAAAATCAGTAGGTGGTAACTTTGTTGCTGAAGAAAACAAGAGAAAAACAATATCACCTTTTAATAGTGCCAAGCATTTTAAAGATGCCAACATACCAGCATTATGTGATCAATGTATCTATCGTAGTATAGAAGAGGGTGGTAATGGTAAATGTCCAAAGTACGAAAAGGGTGCAGTATGTGGAATCAGAACTGACTTTGTAAGTTTATTGAATAGTCTTGATACTAGAAACCCAGAAGATGTTAAAGACATGCTAGATCTAATAGCCAAACTATCCATGGAGAACGTATTGATGGCATTGACTCAGGCTAAGTTTGATGGTAATGTACCAGATAGAAATACTAAATCTGAAATTAATACTCTACTGAATGTGATAAAAGCAATCAATGATTTAAATAGTAAAATAGTAGTTACCGAGAAGACAGAGTTTGGTAAGACTGGTGATATATCTAGTATATTTAGACAGATAAAAGCACAGAAAACGGTGTCAGATGCCTCGAACCTCGAATGAGCAAATACAGGAACGCCTTGATTTCGTCAAGACTGTAACTGATTGTGCTCAATCACCTACTAAGTTTGCAGAGGTATTTCTAGATCACAAGGTATTTGATTACAATAGAAAATATCTAGATTGTAAAGATAGATTCATAGTATATAGATCAGGAAGACAGGTAGGTAAAACAGTATCAACTGCTATCAAAGCTATACATTTTGCCTTCTTTGCCCCTGTATTATTAGAAACTGTTAAGAATGAATGCACTATAGTTATAGCTGCACCTACACAAAATCAGGCTACGATTATGTTTGACAAGATAAGATCACTGATAATGGATAATGACTTTCTAAAAGGATATGTTATACGTAACACACAAACTGCATTATGGATTTCATTTCTAGATGGTAATGGAGTATCTAAGATTATCACTAGGGCTACTGGTGAAACTGGTATAGGACTTAGAGGTTATTCACCACATGTTATTATTGCAGACGAGTGTTCTTTCATCAAGACTGACATATTAAAAGCATTCCTACCTTCTGGTATGGCTACACAAGCTAGAGTATGGTTAACATCTACACCTTTCTCAAAGGCTGGTTATTTCTATGAAGCATGTATGAATTCCAAACCAGCCAACCCAGATGGCTTATGGACACAGTTTCATGTCAAGTCTACTGATAACCCACTCATTCAAAAAGATCCATCATTCTTAGAAGAGATTAAAAGATTAACCAGAGAAGAATACATACAAGAAGTAGATGGTGAATTCCTAGATATTGGTGATGCGTTATTCCCTAACTCTATATTGATGGAAGCGATAGGGGATTATACTCCTAAAGGTAGGGTTAGATACTTCATGGGTGTTGATGTTGCTAGAACTGGTAGAGATGAAACAGTATATACCATAGTATCAGTTGATGACAATGATGTAGTATCCGTTGAAGAAATTGAAAATGAATCACAATCTAATGTAGTACAAGTGGCTGGTAGAGTAAAAGAGTTTATTGACAAGTATAAGATAGAGACAGTATTTGTTGATGAGACTGGATTGGGCGGTGGTCTAGTTGACTTGGCAAGATCACAAGGATCTCCAGTAAGGGGTGTTATGTTTACACTACAAGAAAAAGCCAAGATGTATGGTGATTTGAGAATGTTGTTTGAGAATCATAGAATAAAGATTAAACAGATTAACAAGTTAATATATCAATTATCATATCTAAGAAGAGAATATACTGAAACGGGTATCATGAAGATTAGGTCTGATGAACATGATGATTACCCAGATAGTCTTGTATTAGCCTGTAAGGCTGTGGCTGGTGGAGATAGTTGGCATGTAATGGATATGTCTAAGAAACTCCAAAAGGCATTGTTTGGTTAAATTTAAATACATTGGTTATATACCTTATATATGCCTACACAGGATGAGATAAAAGATAATCTTAAGAAATTAGTGTTATGGAATAGGTATTTAAATGACCCAGACAGTGAGAAAGCAGAATCGAAAGAACAGAGTTTAGAGACTTTAACTGATGATAAATTAGAAGAAGTAACAAAGAAACCAGTAGAAAAGGCGTTATGGGAAACTTGGTTAGATAATAGACAATTACCACTATGGCATAAATTATTAAAAGGAAAGGTATGGCATGATGGAACTTTGACACCAGAGAATCTAGCTCGTGCTTTTAATGTAGAATCTGGTAAAAAGAATGTAGATGCCATAGGATCATCACAAGTTAAAGATGATGAATTAGCACGGGCAGTAGATGCTGTTTCTGATACTTTAAGAAATGTTAAGGGTGGTAAAAAAACTAGTTCTGATAAGAAGATTACTTATGGTAGTAAGGATAAAACTGTATCTGAGATCGCTGATGCAAAAATGCCATCTAGTATGAGAAAACTATTAGAAGGTGCTAAAATGAGACAGATTAAAAACAGTGCTAATGTGGAGAAAGTCAGTATGGGTGATCCATCAAAAGCCAATCAACATGAAAATACTGCCCAAAATACTAATGACGATATAATAGATGATGAACAAATTTATATAGGAAAACCATCAAAACAAGGTAAGGTAGACAAACATGATTAATGGTAGCGAATTAAACAAACTACAGAATACTAAAGTAGGAGATACTATAAATTACTATGTCAATGGCACACCTATGAGTGGCGTGGTTACAGCCATGAGTGGTTCTTTTATAAATGTTGCTAAAGATAACATGGTTAGAACTATAAGAATTGATGATACATTCTTTGTTAAAGATATTATTATGAAAAACAAGTCATGGAATGAAATGACTATGGAAGAAAAAGGTGAAGCTCTAGTAAATGTCAGAGCATATTCACCACGATTCCTATCAAAGACTTGGGAACAATTACCACAAGAATTAAAAGATGCACTTAAAGGTTCTGGATTTAGAAAAGAACTACCGATTAAGAAACCAAAGATGGAAGAACCAGTGGTAGAAGGACAGGTAGAGAAAGGTGGTGGATATAGAAAAGATCTACCTAGAGAGAAACCAAAGATGATTATGGAAGAACCAGAAATCTCAAAACCAACAAAGAAAGCACACTCTTGTGATGAAGTAGAAAAGTCTATAGAGAAGATGAATAAAGCATTAGGGTTATTAGAAATAAATAAGATAAAACAAATTGGTCAAAACTACGGAAGTGTAAGAAACTTTGATGGTTATAATGTAAATCAAAAACCAGAAAAGAAAGATACAACAGATACAACAAATACAAAATATGTCAGTGCTCACAACCCAAGAAAACAATTCAACACTAAAGATGAGAGAGATAAATTTGATTCTAGATTCAAAGGTTTAGAGAAATCTGGTGTTGAACAAGGTGCTTATGGTAATGCAGGTGGTAGACCATTCGCAGGTGTCTCTACACAGATGGATATTGATGCTAGTGAAGATTATGAAGGTGCAACTCACAATGATTTTAAAGAACAATTTAAACATGAGAAACAAAAACCAGAGACTACTATGGAAGGTCATAACAAGAAAAAGGATTCTTCAGTATCAACTGGTACAACTGGCGTATACAATGCTACAAACTCAAGTGGTGAAAAGAAGGAGGAAGAGGAATGAACGATCAATTTGATACGAGATCAAAGTTCGGAATAAGATACCTAAGCAAAGCAGAATCAGATAAACTACTTGAAACATTAAAATCTAAAACTGGAAGACCAAGTGAAAGTACACCAGAAGATTTATTCAGAGATCGCCCAGATGTATTAGGTGCAGATGCCGCGGCTACAAAATACCCTAAACCAAAATATGATGACAAAAAAGTAACCGCTGCTCAAGAGGCTGGTAAGAAAGAAAGTGCTGACAAATTAAGAAAAGAACAAGAAGGTAAAGTTAGAGCATCAAAAACTCCAGATACTAAATACTTTATGGGATCTGAAGTATTAGGTTCTGGTGCAAAACCAAGAGAAGTATCAGAAGAAGTTTATAATAAAGTCCATCATCAAGGTCACATACCAAAAATAACTGAGGGTGAAGATGGTAAAAGTGTTGTTAGTGCTATACCAAAAGAAGAACATGAAAAGAAACAAAAGGAAGATAGAATAGCACAAAACAAAAGACGAAAGGAAGATAAAGAATCACTTGGTAAATTCATGGATAGAAGAACGAGCACCAGAGGTGGTAAAAGAGCAGGTGCTGGTAGAAAGGTTAGTACCAAATCATATGATGAAATGTATTACAATAATCTAATCATCAGTGGAGATGACTCAATAACTGCAAAGTTAAAAGCAATCACACATGAGTTAAAATCTGATAAAAAAAAAGCTTTAATTGAAGGATTAAAATCTACAACATACGAATTAAAATCTATAGCAGAATCACTCAAAGCGTTAGGTGATAGATCAGATTTAACTCGTAACAGAAAAAAGCCAAAAACCAATGTCACACCTGCTCATCAGGGTCATGTAGTAACTACTACTACTGACAATCGTGCAAGTAGAAATGCCCCTAGTATAAATGAAACAAAACATGAAAGGAAAGGGACTGCAGATATGATGGGTGAAGAAGCTGGTGATGACTTTATGAGACAATTTTATGCAAGATTTGGTAGGAAACAAGAAGATAACCCCGCTGAGATAGATCAAAGTGATCATGATGAAGTAATATCTAGAACATATGACCCATCAGAAACAACAAATAAACCAAAGAAAGACAAAGAAAAGTTTCCAAATCCTAAAAAATATACCACAGCAGATGGTAAATTCGATAACAGATACCACGCATAAACACATAACCCTTATATAATCACTATATTAACTTATCTGTATGCGAAAGGATGATACTTTCTATTGTATAGAATGTGGTGCTCAGTTACCTTGGCGTTATAAAGGAAGGCAAAAGATCTATTGTTCACAGACTTGTAGAAAGGATTATGCAAAAAAGCATAAATAGTTCTACGTTATCCGAAAGTTGTGGTTAAGATTTATATAGATGGTGGTACAAGACACTCCAATATATGCATGGTTGATGGCACTCATGTCGCTGTAAAATATAGGGGTGGTAAGCCAACCAATAATGAACTTGAATACCTAGCCCTAATGTATGCACTTGGTTATATTCGTGACAAGTACAAGTGTGCTGATGTAGAAATATGTTCAGATTCTATGCTTGTAGTAAAACAGATGAATGGTAAATGGAGAGTTACTACTGAATCACTTCTACCACTATGGGAAAAATGTCAATCAATGATGACTAATAAAATAAAAATAAGATGGATACCCAGAGAGTTTAACCTTGCTGGTCATGTGCTGGAGAAACCTTAACAGGGTAAGTTGGGTGTGCAGTAGAACCAGTATCATTACTAGTTGCTTTATAGTGATCTAATACTCTTTTGAAGATTACGGAATCACTTTCATACATATCACCGTTTCTAGTCTTCTTAACTAGTTTGGCTAATTTTCTAAACTCTTCCTTATCAGCCCAACTAATACTGATAGTTGTATGTGAGTTACCAATTTTACGCCTTGCCATAAATACATTTCAAATTACTTATATATAAATGTTCTTCCATTATAATAGATACGTTTATATAACAAATATATGTATGTAAAATATGGGTATACAACTCAAAGCCAAATTTAATGGTACTTGTAATTGTGGAGAATCATGGAAAGTAGGAGATGATATTTTCTATCAAAAATTCCCTAAAGCAATATGTGCTAATGAGACATGCTTCATAGAACAAGGTGGGGTTAAGGATACTCCTAGAAGAAAGGCATTTAATCCCACTGATCCAAGAAGCATAATCATTACCAATGTACCAGAAGTTAAAATCTCAAATGATACATCCATGATAGCAGACTTGTGGCGACAATACTTTAGACAGGCACATGAACTGACTAAGGAAGTTTATCCACAAGAAGATGTTAACGCAGATAGATTCGGTATGATTAGGCAAACAATACTTAATCAGTTAGTTAATCTTGCTGGTGTTATAGTCACAAGAGACAGAGAGTAATCCCTCTTTTTTATTTTACACGACTCACAGTAAACATATGATGTATGTTCAGTAGTACGAACTTCTTCTCCACACATTAAACAATGTATATTTTCCACAATAAAATCAAAATTAACTAGTATATAAATCTTATGATTTATCCAAGTCTAGATTATACCAACCCATCTCATGCAGTATATCAACAAGTCCATATCCAGCCAAGTCAGCGAAAGTATCAAAAGTTCCTTCAGATCCCAGATCTACTTTATTTACAAAGTGCTCACGGAGTCTACTGGTTTTATCATAAACTCTACAGAATATACCTAGCTGTCCCAAGTCATTTATGTTCTTCTTACCATACTTATGATTCTTTGAAATAATTAACAGAGCCATGGCATCAGTTACTATCTTAACAGCATCTTGAAAGCTCTTTGGTTGTAAGTCATATGCACCAACTTTTTGTAAAGCAGTTTTAAAATCAGGACAATCTTCAATCATGTTTACCACGTACTACCCTTATCAGAACAATCCATATGAGCACCACAATTAGGACATATCAAATGACACGCATTAAGATTCTTCATCTCAAAGTCACACCTATCGCACTTCATAAAAAAATTAGGAAGTAGTTTGCTTGGGTGCAAACATACTGAGAGCTAGCATTTTTCTGCCAGTCTTTTCGGCTTCTCTCTCAACTACCCAAACGTCTAATCCATCTGATGCATCCTTCTGGACACATTTTTCCACTACGTCATTCCAGTATTCAGATTTTGCTTGACCGATTATAGTCTTACCAAAGGAATGTCTCATCCCCTGAGTAGTCTTAATCTCTGCAATATCCGAACCCAATCCCTCAACGTATCTTACCTTAAAGTTCTGGACAGTTAGTTTGTCTCCAGCCTTAAGTGGTACAGATTTCTCATACGTTTTTCCAGTATCGAGTACTTCGGAAACGTTCATTAGTTATTGATAGTTAATCTAAAATATAAAGGTTATTGTTGGTAAACTAAACAATCAACACAGTAGATCTTACCTCGTGTTGGTTTTAATTCAACATTGGATTTAAAACATTTATGACAGAGACCACGCATAGTTACTTTTAAATAGTAGGATTTAATATACTATTTGTGGAATGGGAAAGATTACCAAATGGTAAATGGAAACCTAAGAAGGTTTTTACAAAGTCATCTGATGGTAAGTTTGATTGGGATGATCCAAGATACATAGCCAAGATGAAGAAACAAATGCAAGAGACAGTAATATGGTGTGAGTTTTGTAAGGATTATTATAACTTACTAGCCCCATGCATACATCATTTACCAGATACATATGCCAATTTTAAAAAGAAAAAAGAGTATTATAGTAAGCCTGTAGAATACAAATCTGATGATACTTTAGATTAACGTCTGCAACTTTTACTTCTTTTCCATCCATGATTGCCTTGCCTTTCAGTTAATCTAGTAAACAATCTTCTAAAGAAATGAGGTATAGTTTGCATAATAAAAAAAGAGTTTAGATGATCTCGAACTCATCGTTCCAACCAGCTCCTCGCCAAGTGGAATCGAAAGCTCTGACCTTCAGTGTTGCCTTTCCTCTAAAGGATCTATCTTTACGTTTCAGTAGAACTTCAACGTCATTATCCCCTGCTTCTGTTTGGAAAGTAATTACAGGGAAACCACATTGGTAGATGCCACCAGTAATAAAATGTGCACCGTCAACTCTAATTTTTAGAATTGTTCCTTCTTTAACTGCGTTTCCTTGTTTTGTAGTTATGAAATTTGCTGAGTATTTCATTGTTAAATAAATATATACTGGTGTATTTAAGTGTTTCTGATGAATTGGTTATTCATATATGTGGTCATTACAGGGTTCGTATTTGGATGGACTTTGAACATGATACATACAGCTGACTTGGTATATAAAACAATACCAGAACATTTCCCTATAAAAAATATGTCCATGACAAAAAATTATGAGGGCGTGAAAGATTGGGGTGGTAGTAGACTACCATGCATGACTAGCTTTTATTATCTGGATACGCATGTACAGGCAGATCGTTTCAACTGTCAAGTTTAAAACAATAGGTTAATATAATGGTCGCACCTACGACTAAACATGTTCTGCATACGCAAAACAATAGAACTTCCGAAGAAAGATTCAGTCATACACCTAAGACCTTTAGGTGATATTCATTTGGGTAACTTGGGATGCGATGTAGACAAGTATATGAAGAACATCGAGTTCCTAAAAAAACACGATGATTATATTGTCATTGGAATGGGAGATTACATTGACAATGTAATGGCATATGCTAATGGTGGTGTTGACAAACGTTGGAATCCAGAAACGATTGACAGACGTATGTTAACAACCGAAGAACAAACAGAGACTTTCATAGAATCATGGAAGCCTATAGCCCATAAGACTCTAGGACTTCACGCTGGAAATCATGAATGGAAAACCATTAACCAGAAAAGATTCATCACAGACTTTTGTAAACCATTAGACCTACCTTATATGGGTAGACTTGCATACACAAGTTTAACATTTGAACACAAAGGCAAGGAAATCAGAAACTACCTCATACTATCAATGCATGGGGGATACTCTGGTATTCAAGCAGGTGGTGCTGTCAACAGAATGAAAGCAATCACTGGTGACTTTGACTGTGACTTGGTACTGATGGGTCACAACCATGATACATGGGTAAGACCAATAGTAAGAACAGGTTATGACAGAAAACATAACGTACCTGTAGAGAAGAAAGTTCTCATGGGTAATACAGGAACATTCCTAAGAGGATATGAAAAGGGCGTAGATAGTTATGTGGAAATCAATCCTAAAGAAGCAAAGAGGGTTGGCACAATCACAATAACATTTGATCCATACAAAGGAGACTTGTTCGGTCATGACTAGATACAGTGGAAAACTTCTCAAAGCAGATAGTATCGAGGACTTGAAGGAGATTCATAAGTTAGAGCCAAAGGATACTCTAAGATATAAGGCATACAGATATGTCAAAGACCATAAAAGACCTACGACTTTGAACGAAATACATAGGGCAATTAGTCCAAACTCAACACGTAGAGTCTTTGAAAGAATCTTATATGACTTATCAAATGCTGATTATATATCTAGATATAAATGTCAATGTGGTTGCTCATACATTTATACACCTTAATTTTTTTTACATTAATTTTAAATATAGGACTTGTTCTAGTAAAGTTCTATGTTCATAAATATCTGCTGGAAAAAAGATAACAGCGTTATGAAATCACTCATGCCTATTGATAAGGCGAGTAAACTTGTACAGAAATTAGAGAGTCAAGGTATTAAAACTTGGTTTGAATTAGAAACTCCTACTCTGTTACAACAATAATCCTCTTTTTATTTTTGAATTTTGGTATGTGTATACTACACACTATACACACTATACACACATCAAAAACTCCCTAATACACTTTTATTTTTTATTCATTCTTTGTGCAAGGCAGATTTGACTATGGCAAAATAGGTGTTCATGAGATTCTAAAATCTTTCCACAAGATCTACAATTCATTTATATGTGTGCTTTAAAATACTTATTTATAAATTTATTCTTCTTCCAAGTCAGAGATACCTTTGGCATCTAGGATATATTCACCGTCTGCTTGTGGATATTCTGGACTATCTATCATTCTTGCTATCCTTTTCTTACCCGATTTCTTAAAGTACATTCTATGAGTACTTGCATGACCTACAACGTTACCCCCAATAGGTTTTATTGGATCTCCAAACATGGTAGATGGATCAGATTGTACTTGGTTAGTAAAGATAACCGTGCATTTGAAGTAATATGTTATGTTCTTTAGGTGAGTCATGAGCCTTTTTATCTGGTTTTGTCTGTCTGCAAGCGTGCCTCTACCCAAATACTCCTCCCTAAATTGCCCAATAGCACCGTCTACTATAACCAATCTAGGTTTAAAACTTAGCATAGTTTCTGATAGGTTATTAACAGTGCCCATGAGTAACTCTGTATTAGGTGTGTAATAATACTTGATTCTAGAGAGCATTGACTTTGCTTGTTCTTTATCTTCTACATATCCTCTTGCTTTAAGTATCTCAAAGATTCTACTTGGTCTAAATGTATCTTCACAATCAATCCATATCACATTCATATCCTGTCGTATGGCTTCTACTGTAAGTGAGTTACAGAACTGAGTTTTACCACTACCGAACTCACCATATACCTCATAGGTAGCCTCTGGTTTTACACCACCACCCATAAGTCCGTCTACTTCTTTACAACAAGTTGCAAGTGTTGGATAGTTCTCTTGATATTCCATAAGTTCTACTGTATCCATGTCGGACTTTCTTATTATATTATTATCCTCTAAAATTCTCTGTGCATTGAATGACCATTGGTCTGCCTTGTCTCTACCTACACCTGTAATCTCTGCAATCTCAGCAGAACCTCTTACACAAATATCAAGTATGGTCTTTACTCCAAACGCTACGAGTTTCTTTTCTGTAACAGAGCCTACACCATCTAACTGTGAAACATTTAAATTAATTTCTTCTTGACTCACGCTTTTCTATACGTGCCATCACTATTTAAACGTATCTGGTTGAATCTTTCCCAGTTACCAAACATCTTCTTGGCTTCCATAGGTTCAAATCCATTCTCAATTAACTTCTTCATGAACTCTATTATATTCACGCTACCATTTTCATCTTCACATTCACTCCAGATTTTATCTGCAAGTTGTTGCTTAGTTTGTCTGGTAGTACCAGTAAGTATAGTCTGTCTATTACCAGAATTCATCGTGAGATTGAACGAGTTATACATAGATTCAATCAGTGATTTTACAGTCAACACATCATCCAATTCTACAAAGTCCTTCAATCGTAACTTGGCTAATGCATATGATAATCTAATCAAAGCCTCTAGCTGTCTTACACCTACTGGTAGTTCATCATTACTTGATACCGCTCTCATCTGGTTATAGATTTTTATGATTTCGTTTTTCACATCATCATTTATTCTAGGTGATTGCTGTCTTGCCAAGTTCAATAGTTTCTTCAACAACTCTTCAGATAAACTACATTCTTTTTTACCTGTACTTGTAGACTCAAATGAATCTATGATATGAGTAGCCTTCATCATGTCTTCAGTGACATTAACTGTATCTCTTATCAACCATATCAAATCGAACCTTGACAATAATGGTACAGGTATATCTACATTATCTCTAAGTGTGCTATCTGGATCATATGCCCCATACTTCGGGTTAGCCGCGGCTAATATCGTAGTCTTTGTAGGTAAAGTTAATACTATACCAGCCTTGGCTACTGAAGCTGTCTGTTGTTCCATAGCCTCATGCATGGCACTCCTATCATCCTTATTCATCTTATCAAATTCATCTATCATGGCAAAGCCATTGTTACATAAAGGTAATACCCCTGCCTGTGCAACAAATCTATCGTTAATTTTTACAACGGCTATCGTAAGACCCGCTGCAGATGTACCTCTACCAGATGTATAGATAGACTTCTTGGTAATCTTCTTTGCATACTTTAATAATTCAGACTTTGCCATTGATGGGTCACCAACTAGAAAGATATTTATATCTGAACGTTTGGTACTCTTAACACCACCAACAAGCTGTAACAATATGGATAGTTTTATGTCACTCATTCCATATATGTTAGGGGCAAAACTATTAACCAGATTGTCAAGATATGTTTTCTCTTTTGCCATAGTCCTAAACTGACTCTCTTCTTGTTCTGTTGGCATTACATCTTCCTCTTCTTCCAAGTTGTTTATTGATAGTACATCTATGTACACATCATTCTCATTAGTCTCAGAATTTATAATAGACCTAAAGATACCAGTCACTCTTTTCTTTTGACCAACATAAGATGTACTTACATCACTACCATATACCTTACCTGTAAGAACAACTGGAGAACTATGTCTTGCTTTCTCTAATGACTCTTGAAAGAATAAAGTCTGAACGTCATCAGTCTGTATTTGATTAGCACTGACAGACATTTTCGCTTTCTTACATGGTGGGTTAGAACATAATGCTATTGGTATTTTCTTTTCAAAGTTACACTTAACTTCTTCCTGACCAAAGCATAAAGGACATGTAGCCAAAGCCTTTTTAATATATGTTTTCGGTGAATCAGTTGCAGATATTATACAGTCAAATGTTATTACTGTATTCTCAAACTTTGAATTTATATCATGCATCTCTACTGGTGTTTTACCAATCAGTTTAATATCCAACTGACCAAATACTTGGGGTATATTGAATGTGGTATATTGTTCTTCTAGCATACGGAATATTGCTGACTTTACTGCATCCTTAAATCCATCAGTATTCATTACAAACAAGTCAACAAAATCAGGACTCTCAACATCTAATGTATATACACTATTTGGTTTTAATCCAGATACTATCTGTGCATGTTTACGCTGACATAATTTTTCATATATTGCATCAACATATGCCGAGTCTGTGTATTCCATTTTATAACCTCTTGTTTACCTCTATGTTGATAAGGTTACCTAGTTGTACTATTCTGGTGTGAACTCGTTTGAAATTCTCAACATCTAATCCATGAATCTCTCTCTCCCAGTCACCCATAGGTGCTAATAAATTAAGATAATTAGCCTCGGTATTCTCATCAGTAACTAATCGTCTTCTATCACCATTATTTTTTCGGAGATATTCATTCATGGCATTTGCCAAGAATAAACTAAACGATATGTTGTTAGGTCTGAGTTTATCAAAATCCTGAAAGATTTTTTTCACATCTGCACTAATGTAGATGTTCATTCTACTTGGAAATTTTGGCATGGGTAGTATACACACCCCATGATTATAAAGGTTACTGAGAATCTTTGACCAGCTTAATTAACCTTTCGAGGTTTTCTGGTTTGAATCTCTTCAACATCTCAACAGACTGATGATGTTTTTTACATAATAGAGCAAATCTATTAGGATCGCTTTTGATTACAGGTAAAACATAAAGATTATATGACCAAGAATCTTTAAAGTCAGACCAGATTTTGTCACTATTTAAATACTTTTTATGATGGAATAGAAAATACTTGCCAAATTTTTTACCACATACATAACATTTACCATCAAACTGTGGCATGAATGCGATTTCCCTTTTAAGTTTGTCGATTATTTCCTTCTTCATATTTAAAAGTTACGGTTTAGAAATTAATAAACTTTTTATTAAAAAAACTTATATTCCTACGTTTTGTAGATACAACTATGGCAGAGATTATTGGTCATGGCGAGAGAGCAACCATTCAAATTCTTAAGTCTATTTATGGAGAGTCTGCTGAATATCTTACTCAGGTAAAATTCAAAGACCTATTAAAAGGTGAATGGCTTGATACTGTTACAGAAAGACAGGAGAAAGAGACTTTAGATATAGTTGTAAAATTACCTGTAAAAACCATAGTAGTTAGAGTCCAAGATGAGCATCATAATGGTGATATTACTGCAAAAAGAGACTTGGTTCAAAGAAAAACCTTAGAATGGAATGACTGTGCTGTTGTTGATTTATGGTATCATGATTGTCCTGAATTATGGAAGGATGAAGTAAACGAAACGAGTAAAGACGAAGTAATAACTGTGTTAAAATCCCTAGGTCTTTATCCGTAAAACTGATTGTTCTTTTGTGTCTCTTTTATACTTTCTGCTTCAAAAGTTTCTGTTAAAACTCTATGTTTTTCTTGTTGTAGTTTTTCTTTGACCATATAGAAAGCAATATCAATTTCAATAAAATTCATACCGTCTTTTATACCATCATCTAAGGCTTTATCCAGATTTTCTGCTAATTTTTTAATTCTAGTCCAATCTGGGGTATATTCACTCCAACTTTCAGTACTATCAGACATAATTTACGTAAACATCAAAGATATATAGACTTTTTGTTGAAAACTTCATTTCTGCGTTTTTTGGTGTACAGATTTGTGCCTGAATAGAAGGGAAATCTTTATTATTAAAACCTTTCTACGTGCATTATGGCGTACATATTATTCCGTGTAGGTGGAGAAGACAGAGGCGTGTTCTTTCCTTCAACTAAAAGAATAATTGTTTACTTAGATGGTCATGAATGTATAGAAGATATTTATAAGACTATACAACATGAAGTGATACATCTAGCAATAGATAACTTAGACGAAGAACTAGATGATGACCAAGAAGAGAAAGCTATATTCGCTATGGCATGGGCTGAGGAATCAATTTAATTTATAAATGATATACTTTACTCTAACCAATCCATTACAACATTTACATCTATAACGACCTTGTTTTTTTTCTCGGAATAAATTTTCTTCAGAAATTCTTTTACTGCAACCCTGACAGTAATGAAATTTTTTTTCTGGTTTTTTTTCAAAAGTACTACAAACGCCTCTACACATAGCTTTATATTCTGGGCGTGATATTTAGGTGTTTATATATTATTAAAGTCTTTGTATAATCCTGTGGAGAGCATGAACTCTTCTAACAAATCATCATTTAATTCTGTCACTTCAGCCTGTGTTAATTTTCTACATCTCATATTCATAATCTTAGGTAGAATTAATTTTAATGATCCATCTGGTAGTTGACCAAGACTAGCCATTAAAGTAAGTATGGATTTATGTATTAGGTATTTTTCCCTATCACTTAGAACCATTTCTTACCCTCACAATCATAACAGATTCCCTGTGGTGCTTCTATCTTTGCTAGAAACCTTCCACACTTAGAACATTCAGCATGATCTGGTATTATGTTTTTACTTGTTTCCTTTACTATTTCACAAGAACGATAATACTTTTTCAAGTTATCAGTATCTCTTTTTTGTAGTTCTTCCTCTGTTGATAGTGAGGCTCTTATGAATATCTGTTTCTCAATACCCATAATCTTCTTTATTAGTTTGTTTTTCTCATTCATTGTAGTGCCCTCAATACATTAAACTTGAACTCTTTAATAACTCTTTCACTTGCATCATTGACATTACTACAATTTATAACCTTTTTGCCAAAGATTTGTTTCATGATTGTATATGGTGAAGTGTTTCTAGTTCTTGATGATGACCTATCTGATATTAACAAGCATACCATGTTGGGTGTCTTTCGTCTTGCATAAGCATAAGACTTCTTACACATCTTAATCATGTTTCCTATTGGTATAAGAAACTGATTACTTCTATATTCTGGTATACCATCAGTTATCATTATCAATAACTTCTTTCTACCTTTCATCTTCATTAGTTTTTCTGAAGAATATTCTAATGCAAGATGAGTTGGTGTTAGTTTTGACCCACCGATAGTCGCTATCTTTTCTATATCTTTTATACTATCTATGTGTTGTATGCCAACTATACCGTTGCTATCTGATGACCAGACAACTGCACTAAGATTTATGTTATCTATATTTTCTATTGATTTGTATAGAGTCTTCACTAGTGCCCTCACATTATCTATCTTATCTAAGAAGTCCATTGACCCACTAGCATCTATTGATAATAGTATTGATAGACCCTTATCTAATTTCTTTGAGACCATTGACTTAGTTCTATCTTTACCCTGCACCAAGTTCTCAATGTATGTTTCAACACTAACTTCCTCTCCTGTATAATCAATGTCATCTTTCCACTTCTCACTAACTTTTCTGAATAGTTTGTTAAGACCAAGAGCTAAATCATGATTGTATCTTATCTCAGTCTTTACTGCTTTTCTATCCACATATTTGAACTCTCTTCTTAACTGTGGTTTGATTATCTGTGACATTCTTTCTTGTAGTTCTTCTATCTCATATGCCTGTTGTTGCTTATCATCTGAAAGTATCTCTTCAATACTACTACCACTAGCCATCATCTCTTTTATGTCTTCACCAAAGTCATCAGTTAGTTCCATCTCACTATCATCATGTTGTCTACCAGCATTTTGTATGTCTTGTCTAATGTGTTCAGCTGTTCTCTCATTACCGAATGTCTCTGGGATTATAGGCGTTTCATTTATGAGTTCATAGTTTCTCTTAAACCATTCATCTAGTATGGGCTTTAGAATGACCATCATCTTTAATGCCCCCCACTTACTAGTGCCTTGCACATTCTTTATAACACTTGAAATTATTTCCTTATGTTCATTAGGAACTAGTTCAGGTCTTATGAATCTCTCTGCTAATAACCATTCAATAGGACTATCTGCATGTTGCATATCTTCACCAAGCTTTCGTCTTGTCGTGTTAAACTTCTTTATGTAATTTCGCCATAGATAATTAGCTACATAGTATTCTATTCTCTGGTCTTCTATCACATTAAAACATGAGAAATAATAAGAGTATAGTCTCTTAACTAATGGCGTTGTCCCATCATTATATTTGAATTCTTTTACCCATCTATTTAATAACTTCTTACATGCACTCATAGGTGTCTCACCTAATATGTGTCCACACTCATGAGCTAACGCTGTATACTTGTCAATGTTTGGTATTGCTGGCGTAGCTATATTAATAGTAAAAATGTTGGGGGTTTCGATAGTATTCTTTACATAGTTTTCACCACTAAAGAATGTTATACCGACCTTACAATCCTTTAGATACTCTACAATATCTAGAACACTTCTCATCATTTCTTTATCTGAGAGTATTTCTCTATCTCGTGCCATCTAGATTTCAACTCCGAATATATCTACTATTCTAGATTTGACTAGTTCTCTTTCTTCTAGCTCTGCATACTTAACAAGGACAACTTGTTTCAATGCATACTTCAATACCTGTGGCTCTTCAAACTTTTTACTCTTAGAGAGTATTCGATAGTGCTCACAGAATTGGTCAATATCTCTAGGCGATAAGACATAATCTATATCACCCTTGACTCTCAATGCATTTGTCTCTTGTGCTAATTGTAGCAAAGGATTCTTCACAGATTCCTCTGGTATGCCTTCCCAAGATATGATTGTTTGTAGTTGCTTTGATGTTGGGTATGTGATTATATCACCTATGAATCTACTTCTCAAATCCTCTGTTAGAGAATTAACCCCTGCATATGTTAGTGGATTCATAGTTCCCACTATGGCTAACTTACAACCCTCATTGAGCTTGTATAGTTTTCCATTGGCAAATACAGAACGCCTCTTATCTGTTGGTCTGTTCATTAACTTCATGACCTCATGCTCTGTTGCATTTAGTTCATCAAGATATAGAACACAGAAGCCAAAGTGATTTGCTATCTCATAGGCTAGTGGTAGTATACCTAGTTCAAAGAATGAGCCATTCTCATTTATCTGAACTCTACCTATCAAGTCACCTTTGTTTGTTCCATTAGAACAACTGTATTCTAATAGAGCATATCCGTTTTTCCTACATATTGTATGCACCATTAGGGTTTTGCCTGTCCCTTTATCACCTTCTATAATATATGGGATTGAAGCTTCTTTGATGTTCATCTCTAGAAGTTTCATCTCATCACCAACTTCTATATACTCACCCCAATTAACAAGGTTTCTTGGGTCGTACTGCTCGAAGTTTATAGTCTGTGTTGGGATTTCTATTCGTGTCTCTTTCATTTTCGATTTCATTATACATACACCTCTAATATAGTCGTTGCCCCACAAGCTTTAGAAGCACCATGAGAATTCTCAAAGGCGATTCTTATTTCACAACCCTCTAACTTAAATTCGTTAGTAAAGGTTATAAGACCTGTGGCTACATCTTGTACGCAGATAGGCATTCCTGTCTGCTTCAATGTTTTCTTATACCATATCCTATACTTAAGCGTTTTGGTTTGATTTAGTGCCTTGACAACTTCATCTCTATTGTATGTCACTAGGTCGCTTATTATTTCTTTACGATAGTGTTCTCTTACAGCATCTATCATAGCTTCCTCGTGATTCTCTATACAATACTCAATGGCATCTTCTTTTGGCACATAGTCACAACTCAACATCATAGTCTTCTACCTCTCATGGCTTTCTGCCATTCACATTCTGGGCATACATGAGTGTTGACAAACCTATGCTCAAACTTATCTTTGCATTTGAAACATCTACTTATCATATCTATTGTCCCACCTCATTAGCACCGTTGAAGTATATTTGATACCCACCTGTGCTAACATCATATTCTACTATACTTTTGTTTTGAGGAGAGGAATTATTATCTTTAAATAAATCAGATAATGATTCGTTTCTAGCAATTTTAATTGCTTCCTCTTCTGTTTTTGCTTCGACTACCAAAGTTAATGTTGATACATTCTCTCTGGTAAATTCGACTTCATATTGTTTTTGTGTCATAGACCAAAATAAATTTGGTTTCGCCTAATATAAAGGCTCGTCAGTATGACTCTTTATCTTTGCAGTTTGGACATTCAAATTCGTCTCTGTCTAGAACCCAATAATAACAACCACAGTCGCCACATTCATATTTATACTCTGTGATTTCTTGTTCTTCATATTCACTGTCTTTACATTTTGGGCATTCATCTTCTCTTTCTGGTATCCAATAAATGCCACCACATATACCACAATCATATCTGTATTTTGTGGCTCGTTCCGTTTCCTCACTCTTTCTAACTTCTTGTTGGAAACAGCTGGGGCATTTACCATCTTGGCTGTCACCTAGCCAAAACTCTATACCACACTTAGTGCATATATCTATCTTCATATCTCTTGTTCCTCATCCCAACACATATACATATCTATTTCATCAAATTGATGTTGTGGTTTTCCATGACAAAAGAATATCCTCACTATGTTTATTCCATCTGCAACATCTTCACAGTCTATGTCTGCCTCACATATAGGACATTTTAACACTGATGTCATATCTATTCTTCCTCCTCAATTCTTTCGAATTTTATATCACTCCAATAAAAAGAGTTTTTAGTTTCTATCATTTCCTTATATGTATCTATTGCTTCTTCTATGGCAAAAGCACCACAGCTGGCTTCAATTTCTATTGGTGCAAATGTGACTATGAACTTTAGTTTCTTTGTCATATATATCCATCCTCCGAGTTAACATAGAATCCATAGTCACCAGATTCAACAAACTCATTGACAACTATTTCATACTTCACTCTTAGTGAATGTAGGAAATCTTGTATCTTATCCATGTCTTCATAATCTATTCCTTTATTTCCAGACATTTCAAATGTATGAGAACACTTATCATGTTTGATATTGAAGTATTCGTTTTTAGATCCTTCAAAGACTTTCTTTATGTATCTATATGCTAGGTTTTCGTTAGTCTTTTTTCCGCTGTAGGTTATTGATCCCAATCCTATTACAATATATCCCATATCTATTGTTCCTCCTGTTGCCAATTAACAGGCTTCCATAGTTCTGTGAATCTATGATGACCATCACCATGACAAGTGAACTCTCTTATCATATATCCACCTTCCCATGTTTCATCAGTCTGATTTATATCTGCTTCACATATAGGACATAGTAATGGGACTTCACCTTCACCTTTTAGTAATTCTATCATGGATATATCACCTCTGGTTCTACTAGGATTGATAGATAGCAGTCCTCACATAGTGCATCATATGTCTCATATGCTTTTTCTGGGACATGTTCATTTCTTCGTGGTTCAAAGTCATCTGATGTGATCCATATCAGTTCTTCTGAATGGTCTATCAAAAGACATTTGTCACACTCATTGATACCACATCTATTTGTGCAATGAGCCCCAAACTTACCCCTTATTACAGAGTATTGCCTACAATTAGGACACTTTAGTTTTCCTTTCCAAAATACTTTCTTTGTCATATCTATTCTTCCTGTTCCTTCAAGTATTCTTCAAGCTGATCTTGAAATGCATCATCAGGTAGTTCTAAATATATACTACTCTCTGATATGAAGTCACACCATTGTTCATCTGATAGTATATTATCCCTATCAACTGACTCTCTACCATATGCATTCCATACGAATCTATGTGGATTGAATACCACTAGTTTACCATTTGGAGTGTCTATGAAGTGAACTTCTTCACCGTCTTTTGCCCACTTGCCTAATGTCGTCATACTTATTTCTTTCTTCATATCTACCAATCATCTCCATAGTGTTTAGACATATCTATGTCTTCACTCAACCCACATCTTATACATCTACTTGATTCATGATTTCCGTTTTCCCAATCCATGTATAAGTGTTCTGTTGATAAATCGTCTTCTCTTATTGGTCTTCCATAACACTTTGCCTTTTCACCTAGATATTCACCTATGTTTTTTACCCATTGTGGCATATAAGCAGAGCATCTCATCATTAATTCTCTGTCCTGTTCTTCTATACCATAGGAGTCATCTTCATATGTCATATCTATTGTCTCACTCCATCATAAAGATTCAAATCTTCCCATATAATATCAGAGATTTTTGCAAAAGCATCATCTGATAACATATGTGCAACCTCATCATCATTAATCATGACTTTGAGGTTGAACCTATCAATTCTTTTGTATTGTGTCATAGACCAATAAAAATTGGTTTCGGCTATTTTAAAGCCTCGTCAGTATGACTCTTCTTTGTAGTTTTGATTGACTCCATTATTCCATTCGGCATATCATTTTTTCTCTCAAACTTTTTTATGCTTTGATATAGCACATGTGCGTAATCTATTACGGCTGATTCATCTCTCACATTAAATTCTACTAGTATATCAACTAGGTCTGCGATTTTTAATGGATAGTGGTCATGTGCCATATCAGTCATTATACTAGATGTTTTTTTAGATATATAATAGCCATCTCTGGTTTCATTATAGGTTAGTATTCCTATATCTGCCATTTCAGCTACTATGACATTCATGTTCTCTGGTCTGTTTACATATTTTCCCATTCTATCACCCCCTATTCCTTTCTAATGAAAGACTGTTTTTTTTCTGCGATTCCGTGTACAAGTTTAATACGCCCCTAGTGATAACCATGATGGTTGATCTCTCTTAGTATAGAATAGTATATCTTTCTTATGTGTAGAGTAATAGTTTCTATATGATTCAATCACATCTGTATCACGTTGACCTGTGTTATCTATCTTACATTCAATAGGCATAGCTCTAGCCCAAGACGTTCTACCTATATTATTTATATTAGGTAGCGGTAGATCTTTGATAGCAGACCATGACTTATGATCTACATCTTTATTATATCTATATCTATACTCATCATTCAATGCTTTAGTTAATTCCATTAGCCACAAGTAATTACCTAATGAATCTCTTACCCATTTAGTGCATGGGTGATTCATATGTGTTGCTTTGTATGGTATGGTATAGTTTAGATTTTTATTTTTATTTGTTGTATGTGTTGTGCATATCATCTGAGCAGATTCTAATATCATCTTAACTACATGCTTATCACAATGATACCTAGCACAATATATGGGATTATTATCTAGCACAAATATATTCATGTTCTTATCTACCCCCCAATATAATTAGTGTGTTGCTGAATGTCTTTTTTAACCATTTGTTTCTATCAGTATCATTCATGAACTCATTCATCTTTTCCCATATCTCATATACTTTCCATTTGGTTTGATTCTTATCTATCAATTCAAACTCTTCATCAAAGGTTCGTAATCTATTGACTGTTAGATTCATTCAATCACACTCCATTGTACATTACCATGCACTAGATTCTTTACACCATACTCTCTATGGAATTGCTCATGTCTTTTCATTCTATCTACCAAATCACTATCAATGATAAATGATTGAGTGCATAGAGAACATTTAACTTGTTTCATTTTTCTTTTCTCCTATATCTAATAGTATCTCTTTGATATGTCTACAACTCTGTCTGTATTTATATCCGATACAATCACATATCCATTCATTAGTAGTGGTATCTAGATATATGATATGACTATGATCAGGGTCAGACTTACTGTCTGCCTGATATAGTGTTGGTTCTATTCTCTTAATCATATTCATCACTCCTAATTTTTTCTGCTATTTCTTTTAATGTGTATCCATGCTCTAACATCTTCCATATCATACTAGCCTTAGCTATACCTACCCCATAATTTAATAGCATACGCTTGGTAGATATGCGACCAAATCTTGATGGTAAAGCATGGATACATTGAGGCGTTATATAACCTAGCACATCTGCTAGTGCTAGGTATGGACATTGATATGAATAGAGTTTACTATCAGCCTCTATCAATGCGTTAACTATCATTTGTGTGCTATTCATTGTTGACCACCTTCATACATCTTATCATACATGGAACAATACTCATCATATGCATTACTAATAGCCATGTCTTTATCAACGTCATTGTCTTTACCATTGTTAAGGGAATACTCCCAATCTTTCCAAGAATAATCTTGAAAGGTTTTGTTCTTACCTTTCTTTTTCTTCTTCTTGTTATGGTGTTGTGTGTTGTCGTTGTTGGCTATTGTATATGAGTATGCCTTACTCATTGGGTCATAGGTAAACACAGTCTCTCTCTTTACGAAGTAGTCGTTGCTACATGTATTAGATTTGTGTGTGACCCAGCCTTCACCAAACTTCTCTATGCCATTGATAGATAGCACTGCAATTTTATTTGACTTACCAGCTATCAGGTTAAGAATGTTCTTACCATATGTGTTAGCTAGTAATGCCATACATCTACTATCTGACATATGCTTGGTATCTTTTGGCATGGGTAATTTACCACTAGTGATTGCACTCAATAGATGAGTGTCCCATTCACCCCACGTTCCGTTGTGGAATAGAACACTATCACACTCACCACTAAGAGACACCTCACTATCATCTGTGATTGGGAATGGGTGACATAACTCATCACTCACATGACCAATACTAGCGATACGGAAGTGAACTATGGCTGGTAGTTGTGCTTCTGTTTCTATTATATGTTGTATCTCATCAGCCCCTAGAGCTTTATGATACATAACCTTGCCTGTTTTATCTACCCAAGCAATACCACCACCATGACCATTCATAGCTTCGGCACTCTTCAAGGTATCTACACTAGGAAACTCTCTCTCACAGAGAATGATAACGCACATGTTTACGCTACCACCTCGTAAGAGTATGCTTCATCTATGTTCTCTGCTAGATATGAATTCACTATATCAATGAACTCATGTACTGCACTCACAGCTATTCGTGACTCATTGAACATAGGTAGCATACGATTCTCTAATGTTCCATGCAGACCCCAACAGAAGTTGAGGAATGTATATCTCTCTACGCTTTTGTGTGTCATGAGGTATTGTTTTGTTGCACGGAATTTATCCATAGCAAATCTATTCTGCCCCTGCATTCTTACCCAGAACCTAGATCCCTCATTGATATTCATACGCTTACCCCAATCATTGAATCGTTTGAGGAAGTATCTATGGAATGTAGGTGTCATGAGTTTACTGTATGCTAACAGGTCATTGTTGAATCCTACATGTACATGCATACCACATGATGCATCAACTTTATCTGGGTGATTCAATCCCATCCATTCATCTATGGTATCAGGTGTGCATATGCCACTAGTTGCTTCACCTATTACACCATTACATGAGGGACATGCATCTCTATCTTCACATTGGCATCTAGGTCGTAGTCCATTTGATACACTACAATCACTATACACACCATCTGGGACATGTCCATCAAACCAGAATCCCTCGAACTCAACTGCTACTGTATTAACAGCTGTTATCTTTTTGTAGATGACACCATCTTTTATAAATGTGCCATTCTTTTTTCGTGGTATTGATTTCATAGAGAGATTAACTAATGGATAGTTATATCCACTATGAGTAGACATGTATTCACGTTGTATGTCTCTAATAAATTCCTCATATCCTCTCAGAATATCAATACGAATTGTTCTGAAAGAGGTCTCAGGTATTGGTTGAGTATACAATACTTGTACACCCCTAGAGAAATTTCTAGCATTTCTTTCTCTTTCTTGTTGGTTTATTACCATACCATCACTCATATCATATAAGACATTGTGGAATGGTATAGTTATATATCCACGAACTCTATTGTTATATATACGAGCTGGGATATATCTAACAAACCCATTATCTTCACTCATACCTACACTATTTCTAGTGAGTTGGTATCTACTACCATAGAATGTTGGATTTGTTCCATGTTCCAATATATATCTAGCAAGGAATTCACTTCTAAGGAATAGAAGTAAACCTTCTTCGGTTCGTTCCATTGTTAGATATAGGTCTGGAGACCTATAATATACATCTTGCAAACCATTGACACCATTAAGGATACGTTCACCCTCATTCAAAACAATGGTGCTCTCTGTGTTTGCCGTTTGGTCGGTTATGCTTTGGGGCATGGCGATTTTGCGCGGTCAAAGTTATTAAAGCCTTCGGTTTGATTTCGGCAAAAACAAGGGCTTATAAAGGTTTCGCACCCGCTAACCCGTAGTCAGTATCATACATAATCACTATAACCACTATAATACACACCAATAACTATACTCACAATAATATTGTCATATAATAGATCTGATTGATTCCTAGAATACTATACTATACAGCACCGCCAACGGTATATTAAGGTTTCTATCGTATTTTTTTTATACAATAGACCGAAACCTATATATAGCCTACATGGGCATAGCAAGGGTATATAAAGGTTATGGCTCATACAAGGGTATATAAAGGTTTTTATTTTTTTTTAACGGTATATAAAGGTATCGCCACCCCACCACGAATCGCGTGTACAACTCTAAAGTGACGGTATATAAAGGTTATGTTCGAACTGAGGGTATATAAAGGTTCTGGTCTGGAATAAGGGTATATAAAGGTTGTTGTTGGAGTATGTCAATAATAACGGTATATAAAGGTTAGGGCGAATAGTAAAAAAGTAATGGTAGGCGTGCCTATACTTCCGTAAGCCATAGCCTACGCTGTAAACGCCTCGTTCTTGTGCCTTTTGGCTGTAGCTCTTATCTTTGTAGCGGGCTCTGTTGCATACCATACAACAGTTCTTATCACACTGATAAGAAGCCCTTTTCTGTCAGAAATCATTCCTTGCCTCTTTCGTGTGCCCGCCCTTGGTGTCATTCCACCCACCTAGAGCTCCATTACTTTAAGTTGAGAGTTATCGGGTGCTTCAACTCTCTAAAGCCTGAAAACAGTGGGAAATATCAGAAACCCACTTTACCCTAATCAAGTAGCAGAACTACTTGACTAATTACTAATACCCATAATACTATTTAACACTATCGGTTTGATTATCCATATGCCTAATCGCCCGCGTACAACTAAGGGTATATAAAGGTTGCTCTATAATGAGGGTAGTTAAAGGTTATGATAGCACAATAAAAAGAGAGGGTTAAAACTCCTCAAAGTTTGTCCTTGACCAAGTTTCGATAAACGAATGATCATGGGGGCAATTATAGAACTTGACATACTTTGTGTTAGTTTCCATTCTTGCCCTCTTATCCTCAATTAGAGGAGTGTCACACTTGGGGCAAACAAAGATATGCCCACAAGTTTCCTTGTATCTTGTAGTTGGCTCATTCATACTTCTCAATATCCATCATAGCATATAATACTGTCGGTTTGATTATCATATAGGCATAGTATATAAGGCGGCGTACAAAACAAGGGTAGATAAAGGTTATGGTTAGTATAATAAAAAAAAGAGTTTAGGAATAAAGGTCTTGACTGCCAAGATATTGCTTAGCAGACAGACCTTCCCAATTCGATTCATCTTCCCAGAAGTTTTCCAAGTGCAAGACATTCTTGAAAGCGACTGCCAAAGCATGAGTAAACTCAGTGTTTTGACGACCATTCAAATCGCTTAAGTCATGCACTAATGTTGATACTTTATCCAAGACGGATTCAGTATCAATGTTAAAGGAATTCAATCCTTCTAGTGATGCCTGAATCAAATCTAACTCGTATTCGAGATAGTTTTGAATCTCAGTTAGTGCCGAGATAGCCTTTGATGTTGTGTTATCAAATACTATATCGCTTCTTGTGGAAGTCATGTTATACCTAGTGTTATCATACTATATAACCTCATAGGTTTGATTATCACAGGCATGAGTATAACCTTTAATAACCCTTATTCAAGGCGGGTCTGGTGTGAGGACTTTGCAATAATCTATCATATCCTAATCAAACCGATGATGTTATATACTATTACTGTATTTGATATATTATGACTTCTGCACTCGACTATGAAAGTGCACGAGATGAAGCATTCGAGAACTTTGCGAATGCTCTCATTGAAGTGCTTCACTTCATAGAAACTGAAGTATCTAAGAGCGGTCACGACCAAAAGTGTATCAAGGCTTCTGTCTTGAATAAACACTTAGGCTCGAAACAAGCCGTGACCTCACTCTACATTAGGATTTAAAACGGTATATAATACCTAAATCCTATCCCCCCTTTTTATACTAATAACATATAAATAGAACATTTCCACAGCGTTTAGAACGTAAGATTGGCGTTCCAAGTAGACATAGAAAAAAGTCAAAAAATGGGGGTTTTACGGATACAAATCCGATACAAATCAGGTCAAGACCTGATAAATTTCAAATCGGCTAGAAAATGATCAGGATTATCCCTCACAGTTTTCAAATACTTGTTAGATTCCCATAGTTCCTCAATAGGTAAAAGAATCCGATCATATTTCTCAGTACACTTGCGGCAGGGACAATAAACAAACATGAGAGCCATAATCTCATAATCTGGATCACCCACTCTCATTTTTTTTCTCCATTTTTAATTTATCCATATCCAGAGCATATGAAGCCTGTACTCTCATCATACATTTCATCAATGCCTTGGCGGAAAATTTCGTAGCACGATCTTTGGTGTGTTTTATAAAAGGCAAACCACAAGCCATGCAAATAGTGTTTTCAAGATTTCTTTTTGAAAAGATACTCATCACACCATATCATCCCATAGTACTTTATATTCCTTTCGCAGTTTTTCTGCATCGGGTTTTTGCGGGCGTTGAGAACGCTTATACATAACTATCGCTATAATTATGCCGATTGGCGAAAAAATTAAACTGCAAATCAGGAATGTAATTACTCCAACTTGCCATGTCTTAACCATGGTATTATTATATCTATACACCTATATATTTGTTTAGATATCAGGTTGAGACCTGATAAACAGATTAGAACAAATCAAAGTCTTGGCATATAACCCAAACAATACCTTCTTTTCACTCATTACAACCCTAGTACCCCATCCACTTTTAGTCAAAGTGTGATAATTCTCTCTCTCAGCGGCATCAGAAAGTAGAAACCAGTCACCCTGTAGGGTCTTGATTCTTTCCAATAATTCCCTATAATAAACAACAACCTTTCTATCACAAAAAGCCAAATTATTCAAAGAATAAGCATGATAACGCCAAGGTGGATCAATCAAAAAGAATGTCGTAGGACTATCATACTTGTTTATAGTTTCCATAAAGTCCATATTTTCAACTATGGCATTTGGAAAATGCTCTTTACAGTAATTATTCGCATATTCGGATTTGTCATTCAATATAAGTGTCAGGTTTTGCCTGACAATATGTTCGGCAGTTCTTCCAAGTCCACTAAAAGGCTCAACCCACGTATTATACTTGCTCATATTCGGAACTTGTGCTACGATGTGTTTTGCAGTATGTTTAACGCCAGCGTAGCCGCCAAAATGCCTCGCACCCCACGAATCGACCATCATCAGGTAGAACCTGATAGACACATATAAATGTTACCAAGAAAAATTTTGCTTCGCAAATTATTTTGAAAAAAGGGCTGAATGTTACGTCTTCAACCCACTCACGACCTGTGAGAACGGACTTAAGAGGGCTACCTTTATGACACAAGAGGTAATCCCTGACAGTCAATATAGTATAGTGGTGGGGTTATATTTAGTTTTGCTCTAATTTATCCTGTTTTGTCTTGTCTTCGGCTAGAAACGTAAGTTTCCAAAACGTTCTTTTGTGTTTAATAGGTATGTTTTCTGGGAGTGTATTGGAAAACCTAGATTCAAACCATCTAAGTATGTTTAGATAGTCCTCTGCTTCTAATTCGACCATAAAAAATAGTATTTAAACCCATTTAAATACATTCAGTAATAATGAGCCACTTTTCTATACCAGCGACTGTTTATTCTGAGTTTTGCATTACAACATGGGCATCTGTTACCTTCTGTTCTGAAGAAGACCTCACAAATAGTACATCTTTTAATGTCTTTTGCGTAGCCTTTTGACTTGATTTTTGTTCGTAAACAAACGTCTTTGCAACAATTCATCATTATACAATAGTGCTACTTCTATATAAATCGTGCCTAGGTGGTTAGTTACTCCACTCCACCCAATTCTCAGGGTATGCAAACTCACACTACTAGGCAATTACCAAATCTTTATATGCTTTAAATATATTCTTGATTATATGTCATTTGAAGACGAATTCCCTAAGAAGGAATTTCAGGTAAAGAGCAAACCAAAATGTACTTGTTCTTCAGGCTCTTGTGAGATTCATAAAGCTAAAAAAGAAGAGTGCTACTGTGATGGCTCTAGACACCCATCTTGCCCTATACATAGGTAACAAGATTTTAACACTTTTTTAACAAAGTTTATTAATCACCATACGTTGAATTATATATGGGTGTTAGAGATTATTTTAGTAATGTAGCCAAATCTCTTATAAACATTAATAAATCTCAGACTGAAGGTACTATACGACCTAGTATAACCACGCCCTATATGTCTACAGATAGTGGTGCTAAATTACCTATTTTCCCATTCCCTCTTATGATGCTTTATGAGTTAGCCGATAACATTGATGCATTGAGAATACCTATTGAGACTTTAAATCGTGAAATGTTCAAAAACGGTTTTGAAGTAGTAGAACGTTGGAAGTACAAGTGTGAGAATTGTGGTAAAGAATTCCAATATGCCCCACTTGTAAGTGAAAGACCAGATGATCAACCATTTGAGCAAAATCAGGATAATGCTGGTAATGCAATACCAAAATCAAAGGCTAATATTGATCAATCTGCTATGCAGTGTGATACTTGTGGTAGTGATAAATTAAGAAGACCAGTTCCAGAACACAGATTGAAATTAGAGAACCTAATGAAAAAATCTGTAAACGGTAACGGTCAGACATTAGAGGATTTATCTAGACAATTAGAAAGAGACTTGGAAATAGCTGATAACGCATATCTATTGTTATTAAAGAGTTATAGTATTAGTGATGCAACTGGTAAGATCAATCCAAATGGTACGGAAATCAAAGAATTGCTTAGACTAGACCCACCACAAGTAGCAGTAATATGTGATAGTGATGGTAGACTAGGATATAATGATAAACATGAGCCAATATTCGTATGTCCTCATTTTGAACATCGTAGAAAGAGATTAAACAAACCATTATGTGAAGTTACCACTGATGGAATTCATTCTCAACCAGTAGAGGCTCTAAAGGCTATTATTGAAGTTAATTCTGTCTATTCTATCGGTACACCACAGCCAAAAAGCGTTATTTATGGTGAAGGTGAAGTAATTTGGAAGGCTGGTAAATACAAACCATCTCTAGTTTATGGATTTTCTCCAATTTATGCTATATGGAGTAAAGCTATGACTTTATCTCATATGGATGAATACGTTAGAAAGTATTTCGATAAAATGAGACCACCAAGAGGTATGCTAGTTATTGCAAGTAGAAACTATGAGACATTTAGAAAGTCTTGGAACGAATTAGAACAACGAGCCGCTGAAGACCCCTACATGATTCACCCACTTATGGTAGAATCTGATAAAGGTGGTAAAAACATGGCTCAATGGTTAGACTTTACTGGTTCGTTGAGAGAATTAGAATTTATTGAAGTTAGAAAAGAATTAAGACAGATGATTGGTGCTATTTATGGTGTTTTACCACTGTATTATGGTGAGATGGTAGGTGGTTGGTCACAAGAGGGATTACAAGTTACTATTACCAATAGGGCAGTAAAGTGGGGTCAGGATATACTTACAAAGGCATTTTTCGACAAAGTTGCAGAGACTTTGAACATTGATGATTGGGTTTTACAATTAAAAGCTGGAGAAGAGAACGATAAATTGAGAGATTTACAAACTCAGGGTGTTGAAATACAAAATATGGCAATACTACAACAAATGGGCTTTGAAATTACAAGAACACACACTGGTGAATTTAAAGTGAGTAAAAATACAGCCATGTCTACAGAAGAAATGATGAGAGCCGATGCAGAAGCTCGTTTAGGTAGGGGCAGAGGAACTGCTTCACCTAAAGAAGGTAGACAAAACATGCAAGGTGAACCTAAATTAGGTAGACCATCTGATATTGGTGGCGTGGCTGGTGGATTCCCTGCTAGTGGTAGTGGCACAAGTATGTCAAAAAAGAGTTTTCCTGATGGAATTACACCAACAAACTTTGAGGTTGTCAAAAAAACACTACAAACCGCGATAGATTTTAATTGGACTAAGGGTAAAACCATAGAGGAGTTGAGAAAATTCGCTGGTATGACAGTTAGAGATGCTAGAGAACTTGTTAGAAATGAGTTTGATGTAGTGAAAAAATGGGAAGATGACGAAGAAGAGTAATGGCAACCAAGTTAAATGTTAATACTGGTGGTGACGATATAGGAAAAAAACTATGGGATCGTCATCAAAAGAACGAATTTACAAGAGTTAATCACTATAAAGAAGCAGTTTGTCTGAATTGTTTGAAAAAAGATGTTGCCGCGGCTACAATCGCTACTATATGTGGTGACTGTGCTGGTAAAAGAGGTAGAGAGGCATTGTTAACCACGGTTTCTTACAAACATTATGGTCTTTGTCTGTTTTGTGGTCTACATAAATTCGCACTTGAAGAAATAAATGCTAGATTTTGTATGTCATGTCATAGAAAAATCGCAGATGTAACTAAAAAATACAACACTAGTGGTGGTATGATGGGTAATGATCCATTCTGGAAGCATTTAAGAAAGAAATATGGTAAAGACTTTCAGGAAAAATTCAAGCAGGGTTGGGCTCAGAGAGCACGAGATTAACTCTATCTCTAATAAAATCATAAAATCTATGATTATAGTTTATTTTATACTTTCCTTTCTTCAGATCACCGTAGAATCTGTCTACTTTAGTTTCATAAAGTGGACTTCTAAGAAATCTAGGTCTAAATAATAATTTACCTTTTTTAACATCGAATACTGTATCATTATGTTGTATTAATTTAGTTAATTCTTTTAATTCTTCTGGTAAAGTACCGTTTCTAGCATGAACTATTGTTTTATTCATATTGATTCGTTCTTTATCTTCATTTGTCTGTGTTACTAAAATGACTTTAAGTTTTGGAACTATGTAAATATCTATTAGTTTTGTATGATGAAGTGGATCATAAATATAATCCTTATTAATCTTACTATATTCTTTAAATGTTTGATATATATAGAAAGAAGTCGCCAAGGCGATAATTTTTAAGTAAGGATATTATATTAACGTTATGGTAGATGCTGTTTTTATCGAAGAACTTGTAGCAAGAATACTACCACCTGTAGTGGTTGCAATAGGTGCTGGTTGTGTAGCATATATACGAAAAATGCAAAAAGTTCATGACGATCTATGTAAAAAAGTAGAAATGCTACAAAAAACCATTATTGTTTTAGCAAAAACCATAGATAATCAAGTAAAACGTGATCATCCTAACAGTGCAACCGAATTAGATGAACTCGTGCGTGAACTGCTCAGTAAAGATTAAATAAGGAAGGGTTATACGGTTAAATTACAATGTCAAGCGAAACATTAGCGATTGTTGCCCTCGCGGCAGCAAGTATTGGTGCAATAGCCAGTACCATTCAAGGTTATAAATCCTCGAATGGTGAAAGTTATTCTCCAAGAAAACTAGCATCTGCACTCATATCTTCAGTGTTCTTTGCCTTCGGCATGGTTAACATTGTAGGTCTGCAAAGCGTAACAGATAATGTTGGTTTAGTGGGTCTATTCGTTTCCAACGCCCTATTGGGTTATGGAATTGATAAGGCACACGCAGTTTTGGATAAATAATCCAAACTACACTTCCTTTTTTATTACTACTAATCTTTAAATACACGTTAGATAGATTTATATACATGGCTAACGAGCTGTTTTTCAACACTCTGGTAACGAAGTCTTTACAACCTATATCAGGTAATGAAAGATTCTTCGAGGGTTATCTAACCGTTGAGGTAAAAGATAAACAGGGTGAGGTTACAATAGTTGACGAGCTCATCAAGGTACTGCCAATTTGGATGGACAGGGGTGCACCAATCACGGATACTCATAGTAACCGAGTTATTGGTAAAGGTATCAATTACCAAAAAACCATCTACAAAGCAGTTGATGGACAAGAATATCCAGCCATAAAAATCATTGGAAAGATTCATAGTAATTATGAGTTAGACAATGAAATCTGGAGTAGAATAAAATCTGGAGAATACAAAGGTCTGTCATTCGGTGGAGCTACAAAAAGCAATAGAACACCATTCAGAATGAAAGACGGTAGTATTGCATATCAACTGAGAGATCTCGAACATTATGAGGTTGCAGTTTGTAAAGATCCAGCAGTGCCTTTGGCATTGATAACTGATTTTAATCCTATAGCAAAGGCTATGGCTGATAAAACAGAGATTCATTCAGAAGGTAAAATGTTAATCAGATGTAATAACTTTGGCTGTCTGGTAATGAAAAGTGATGGTGAAGAAGCAAAAGAAGTCATAGAACGTGAACACGAATTAAAAGGTGAAAAACCAAGTGAAGAAGAGGAAAAAATACATGAAAAAGTAGTTGAAGAACAAGAAAAAGAAGATGAGGAAGACACCAAAAAAGCTATGGTAGAGGTAGATGGTGATGAAATGGTTATTAAAGTAAATCTAGGAAAGCTTCGTACTTTCCGAGGTAAGGTTGAGGCATTAAAAAGAGAAGGTAAATCTCAACAGAGTGCGGAGAATATAGTTGGTGCATTTGTTAAAAGAGAAAAATCATTAGATCCTCAATCTATACAAAGTGGAGATAGGGGTCTAGGTGCTGATCCAGTAGTTCAACAAGCTGACTCCCAACAGGTCACCAAGAAAGAGGTAGAATCTCAAGCAAAACAAGATAAGAGAAGAAAGAAATCTGCACAATTATATAAATCTACCGCAATCTATATAAACCAACTTATTAAAGATTTAACAACGACATGGTAGATAAAGAATCCGAGAAAAAAGTCTCTCCTTCCGAAGAGGAAGAGAAAGACGAAGAAGACGAAGACAAATCGGAAGAGAAAGAAGCCAAAAAATCTTTTAGAGAAGCAATCAAATCCAACTTTGAGGCTGTGACTGAAGTAATTCAATCACTAGCAGAATCTCAAAAAGGAGTTACCGAGACACTTAAAAGTGTTGAGGAACGATTGAAGGCTCTAGAGAAACCAACAGATTTCCCACTGAAGCCATCAGGAACAAGTGGAGAAGATGTAGGTGCAGATGTGAAAACACCAGACGAATACAATGCTAACTCTGTCCAAGCGGCACTCGATGCTGATGGTGCAGAACATGGCAAAGATAAGAATGGTCTTTCAATGCAAGTAAAGGCTGAAACTTCAACACAGACTCCAAGACCAACAGCTCCTGTTGAGACAATCAACAAGTCATTTTCACAAGACTACAATCTAGTTTTGAAAGATGCAAGAGAGACTGGTGACTTGAGCCTAGTTGCAAGAAATATTCTCTATACGAACAAGTACTACACACCAGAGAGTGAGGCTTGGTAAAAATGGTGCAAATTAGAACCATTGACGAGCTAGAAGCACTTTATTATGGATTCAATCGAAACCTGATTAGAAAAGCTGATGCACCAATCACTACAGCAACCAGTGGCACTTTTAACGCCATTTTCGGTGCTTATGCATGGGCTCAGTTGAATCTTGAGGCAAACGCTTTCGGCATTCTGCCAAAGTATCCTTGGGATAAATCAGGTTGGCGTGTAATTACAGCAAGAGCCCCAGCCTTAGCTGATGCTGGCTCATCCAATAATACTGGATTGGGCGGTACAACTGAAGGTGGACTTATCGCGGCAACTGTAAAACCAACACTACAAGAACTAGATGTTAGACCAAAGACAGCACAACTGGCTTTCTCTGCATCAGAAGTTATGGAGTGGATGGCAACTCACAGCAAAGACGATATTTGGGGTGGTCTAGGTTCACTTAGACTATTCATGGCTGTACAGCACAAAGAGAATCTGAACAAAATGCTATTAGCTGACGTTGAATCACAAGCAGCTTCCGCAGCAGCAGATTATTCTGGATCACTTGACTTTGAGTCATTGGACAGAATTATTTCAGCAGATGCAGAAGAAGACGTCTTAGGCGGCTCATATAATAACTGGTATGATCCTTGGAACAAAATTGACAGGGATGTAGGTACAGACTTCGACTCAACCGTAGAATCTGCTTCAGGAACAATCGGTACAAACGGAGTTCTAACTGATGATACACTGAGAACTTTCCTACGAAAGATCAGAAAAGCATCTGGTAAAGATCCAAACGTATTCCTTGGTTCACACGAAGTATACTCTGAAATTCAGGGCTTGTATATGCCTTCTGTAAGAATTGCAAATCCTTACGGTGAAGCACTTGTACAAGTAGATGTAAACGGTATCCAGACCTTTAAGGGTACTGGAGTTGGAATTCATGTTGACTCTATCTATGGTATTCCGTTCATCCCAACAAAGGATGCACCATCCAATGCTTCTGATTCATCAGAAATTGGTAGACTATTTGCACTCGACACAAGCGATGCAGAAGGTTATGGATACCCAAGAATAGGAATTCAAGTCGCAATCCCAACCGAGTATTACGAAGCAACAAGACGTACTCCAGCATATCCATTCGTCAACAATGCATTTGTTGAGAAAGGATTGTTTAGAACTATGGGAGAAACAGTCTGTCGTCACTTCAGATCACAAGGTAAGATTAGAGACATTAAACTCTAAATTACATTCCCTTATTTTCCTTTTTTTAAACACTTATATATGGCTGTTGCCAAATATAGTCATGTCATCGAAAAGAACAATCAAAAGATGTTTATATTGTAAAAGTGAAATAAGTGATGTATGTAACGACTATAAGAAAAAAAAGTTTTGTAGTTCTAACTGTGGACACCTATTTAGATATTATAACAATCATAAAATGAGAGAAAAGTTACAAGAATATCAAAGAAGGTATCAAAGAAAATACAATCGTGAAAACAAGGACAGAATAAACGAATCTCAAAGAAAACGCTATCAGGAAAACAAGGATAAGATAAAACAATATCAAAGAGAATACTATCAGAAAAAACGAAGACTGAATGTTCAACCAATATGTTCAACATCACCACATCCTTAAATACTCATTAGTCACAATTAAAACTTATATAATTAATATACTAATGGTATATATGGCACAGATTCCAGCCTTAATTCCAAAAGAAGTGGAAATACAACGACTGAAGAAAATTTGGTTGATTGTAATTGCGATGGGATCAACCGCTGCTTCTGTAGAGGTTGATAACTTTGTTGATGGTTCACTTCATCAAACATCTATTAGGGACTCTGCGTTTACACCAGCTCATTGGTGGTTATACAGTCATTTCATAGCATTACCTCTAGGTTGGGGTAGTGTTGCGATTTATGATCGTAAAGTACCAATATTGAGAGGTGTAGGAAACTCTATGAACACTGGATTAAAGATGACTATACTAGGTTATCTTGCAACCATGTTTACCATTGGTGTTAACGAAATGTGGCACTTTTGGTTTGTAGAAGAGATATTTGCAGTGCCTAACCATTGGATGTTCAATATGGGAGTTGTAGTTGCCTTCATGGGTGCTTTGGCTTATGTAGTCAGAGTGTATGCTAGACTGGTTGAACTTGGTGCAGAAACTCCAAGTGAAAACCCATACGTTGCAGAAATGTATAAGATGGCATTAGAAGGTAAACTCTATTCTAGAGCAATCCCATAAACTCTTTTTTATTCTATACTTTTACCTAACATACTACAGAACATATTTTGACAGTAATAATGAACTCGTGGGCTTTCGGTTGTAACCGCTGCATATGCTGGTAAATAACACTTTGGACATAATTTCATATCTACTTTAAGTTTAAAGTCCATCCACAACTTTATATATCCCTCATTAATTAAGTTTACTATGGCTATCACCACATCAGTAAGTGATTGGACAGCAGCTAATGTTGGCAAAACATTGTCACTACAGTCTGCTTTAACATCTAAACTAAGATGTTACAAGATCAAATGCACTGCTGGGGGAAGCGATACTTATGCAACAAATGGTGTTAGTGCCGATTTGAAGCAAGGTAGAATTTCAACCCTAGTAGCAGTGATTCCCGAAACCTCAAGCCTTAACTATATTGTCAAATATGACAAAAGTAGTGAGAAAATCAAGTTGTATGAAGCATTGAATACAACCGCTGGTGGATTCGAGGAAATGGCAAACACGACATCTATTGCGAATGCCACATTTGAATTTCTAGTTTTCGGCTACTAGAGTCCGTAAAAAGCCTTCTTTTTTATCTTAAAGTTTATATATTTCAATTTAACACATTACTCATGGTCGAAGATAACCATAATATTAAGAATATAGACGGTGCTAATACTTTAGTAAAAGGCAATCACGGTGTAGTAGTTGCAGTTCATGTAATGATTCATGATAATAATTCAACACTAGTATTTAGAAACGGTACTACTGGAACTGCACCAATAGAATTTACAATACATTCAGAGCATCCTATAAGTTATATTCAACTGAATAGAAGGTTTGAGAATGGTATTTATGTATCATGTGCTAGTGCAACAGTTAGAGCACTCGTAGTTTACAAATAGCAAATTTAAATACTTCGTAATCTTTATAAGACTAATGACAACGACTTACTGCACAATAGAGGATATTAGTGATTATCTAAGAGTTCCTATTACTGCTACAACAAGCCCAAATAAAACTCAGATAGAAAAAATAATCATAAGAAAAGAAGCAGAATTTGAAAGAAGAGTAGGTCATACATGGGGTATTAAACAATCTAAAAATGAAGTTTATGATTTACCATTGAATTATGTTTATGGTTGGGGTACTCCTATTAATTTAAAACACAGAATGGTTTTACCTATAAACTCAGCCGAAGGTGATAAAGTAGAGATGTGGTCTGGTATGGGTGGTAACTATGAAGATATTACTGCACAGGGTAGTTCTACATATAGTATACAATCTGAGATGGGTAAATTGTTTTTCAGAGGTTACTTATTCTCAACACTTAGAGAATTTAGATTAAGAATTACATATAGATATGGTGGTGATAGTGAAGCTGGTGATGGTATTATACCACCAGATGTAAAAGATGCTATAATTAAAATGGTATGTTTAGAACTAATGAATACAATGTTTAGAATGGATGAAGTACCTACAGGTGGTATGGTAGATCTGAATGCTGTAAAAAGAGATTGGAAGGAAGACATAGAAACTTGTATTGAAAACAGACGAGAAGTATTTGTCATACCGTAGTCATGCCTAAGAAACTCAGTATTGAGCAATTCTGGACTTTTATGAATAGTTTAGAAATACAAAAAGAAACTAATAGACAGGCGATCAATACTAACATAGTAGAAGAGAATGGTCAGTACAAATTAAAGGTTGCTATGAAATCTGATAGACCATTTATTTTACCACAAGACATGGATGATAGTAAACAAATAGTAAACGCATTAAGACAGAGACTACAAGAACAGATCTATGATGAACCACCAGATCATCTATTAAAAGATAATATAGAACCAATGTCAGTTAAAACCGAGTATGAGGAATTACCAGAATATTATTCAAACGCAATATATCCAGCCTCATGTAGACCTAATATAGAAGCCATAAAAGTATGGGTTAGAGATGTTAAAATTTCTAATATGTCCCAAGAAGAATATATGCGAGAAGTTTACGGTGATGACTATGAGAGTCGCACAAGCTTCCCAGATGTTACCAAATTAGAAGAAAAGGTAGTTGATCAAATAGCATATAAAATATCTCGTAAAATATGGTATGTAGGAAGAAGACCATCAAATATGACTGATGGTGAATGGAATGAGGTAACAAAGAATATGAGACCCCCAGAAGGTAGTTATGGTAAAGGCGATACATGGGTTAATTTTAAATATGGCGGAGATTACCAGTATTCATCAGGTGTAACATAATGACAATAACTTATGATATGTTGGATAAGATTAAGAGTCTTATAGACGATAATTGGACAGCACCACCAGCCCCAGAAGTTAGTGCTGTTTGGAGAAAAAGAACAACGGGTCTTATAGATGATAGACGAGATCAGATAATAATCACTCCTAGAGAGGAAAGTATAACATATTATGGATTATATGGTAGTGATCATTTACATGAAATAACTATAGATTTAGACATAAGAACGTATCAGGATATTCAAAGACATTCAGATATAATTAAAGAATTGATGAGAATAATAAAAGAGAATATAAGAGGTTATGATGAATACGTAGATTTGAGGGTGTTAAACTCTGTATCTAGAAACGAGAGAATGAGGAATATGTTCAATCATATTATTACTATAGACTTTAGGGTTATTAATCCTTAAAATTTATATACTAAGATAGTCGAATAGAGACATGGCAAGAGTCATCAGAACTGGTGCACATGGTTATATTCTGTATGGTTGGGAAACCTCTAATTTTGGGGAAATCGCTGGAACTATTAACCGAGCTTTTGGATTAAAAACATCTATTGGTACTTTATCATTAACTAATAATAGAATAGATCTTGGTAAACTAGGTCAAGTTGAGACAGCTGCATATGCATATGGACAGCAGAGTGGATCTATATCAGTAAATTATGTTTTAGCAGATAGTGTTACAAGTGGATCAGAAACTTCAGGTGATATTTTTAGGGCTATATTTGGTGCACCAGCTGGTTCTCCAAGTGTTTATGGTGGATTAACACAGGGTAGCACACCAAAAATATCAGAGAGTATGACTATAGATGTAGGATTTGAGACTGGTGAAGATTCATATGTATCAGGTCATACTGATTATAAAGTTAGAACTCTACAAGGATGTGTGCTAAATAGTTTATCATTATCTACAGCAGTTAATGATGTAGTTAATGTATCAACAGACTTTGCATTTGGTATTGAAAATGCACCAAGTAAATCATTCTCAGCACCAACGATAACATGTGGAAATCCATACACATTTGCACATGCAAAATTAAAACTGACAACTGGTGATCAAACCGATGGTACTCCAGTAGGTTTTACATATCCAACTGAGATAACATTAGTTCAAGACACTGATTTAACATTTACAGTTAACAATGAATTATTATATGGATTAGCATCAAACCAAGCAACATCATCATATAGAAGAATGCTCGATATTACTGGTAGATTTAAAGTGGCTTGGAGTGATTGGAAACTCTATGAAAGAATGTTAGCCCAAATAGGAAAGGGTGCTAATTCAGTTAGAGAGCCTAACATATCTACTAAAGCAGAAGGAACTGCTGAACTAGAATTAACATTTACTAATGGAAGTAAATCAATAAAAATAGAATTAGCTGGTGTTAGTTTCACTGATTTTGCTATCACAGGAATCGAACCAGTAGAACCAGTATATCAAGAACTTAACTATAAAGCAAAGACAGCCAAAGTTACTGTAGATACTACGTAAGGTTTATTAAATCCCTGTAATAGTATTATTACATGGTTCTGAAATCTTTTGAAATAGATTGGGAAGGTAAAAGAGAAGTTGTTGAATATGAAAGTGATTTAACTTTTGGTGAGATAGAATCCATCATGACCTCATGTGTAGACATGACAGATATGAATAACATCAAAGTAAAAATCCCACAATATAGAACAATGATATTTTTGAAAACACTCAGAAGTGCACCATTTAAGGTTAACGATATAAGCGTTCTCAGAAATCTCAAGAACTCAGTAGTTGAGCAAGTACTCAAAGGTTTAATGGTTGACTTCCCTTTAAGTCAGTTCTTGGAAGCATGGGTAACAACAATAGTGGGAGAAGATCGAGATCTGATGAGCTCTATTACTTCTTCGCAGCCGAGTTTGGCTGGGACAAAGAACAAGTAGATAAGCAACAAGTACCATACCTCTTTTCTCTTATAGAACAACATAATGCCCATCAGAAAGAGATGGATCGGAAGATGAAACAGAAAACTTAAAAGGAAATAGGAAATATATAAGTTTATGTCCCAGAATTTTGGTAAGAATCCAGCTAATGAGACCGATATTGATCAATTAGTTAGAGTTACTAAAGAGTTAGAGAAGGCATTCCAAACAATGAATGGGACTTTGGATAAATTAACAAAATCTCAATGGTTGAAACTAATCAAAATAACCACCGATTATATGAAGGTGGAAAAACAGATACTAGAACAAAAACGAAAGGAAGCACAACAATTCATTCGTGATAATATATTACATACACAGAGAAAGAGATTACAAGATGATGAACATAATGCAAGAAGGTTCAATACCGCACAGTTATTAAACGATAGAAAACAAGCTAGACTATGGAATACTCAGGAACGTATAGAGAAAGCCAAGGCTAGAGCAGACAACATGAGAAGTAAGATTGTATTAGAACAATTACACGATTCACATGTAAGACAACACATTATGATGAGAAACGCATTAAGGGGTTCTACTGATAAATTAAACTTTTTTACAAGATCGCTAACTAAAGGTTTAGCAGTAGGTACAGCGATGGGTGCTGTTGGCTCTGGTCTTACTGGTTTATTCAAAAATAGACAACTTATAAAAAGTATGCGTGGAGAAGTACAGACTAAACAATTTGAGTTAAGCCAAGCTACTACTCAACAGGAAAAAGATACATTAACCCAACAAATCCAAAGCCTTATAGCCCAGATAAAAGATCTAACAGAAAAAACGGACAGATCATTAACAGCTAAAGCTTTAGGTGCAAAGGGAGAGAGTGCACTTGAGAAAATGGGTGAGTTTGCAACTAAACATGCTGGTGGATTACTAATAGGTGCTGGTAGTGCTGGTATCTTAATAATGATAGTTAAGAAAGCTCTAAGTGCCTCACCTGTATTTCAACAAATATCACAGTTATTAGATTATGGAATTAACATGTTATTAAGACCTATTGGTGATTTCTTTGGATTCCTATTAAGACCTATAGTAATTATGTTAATGAGAATGTTCATCATACCGTTCTATAGAACAATGTATCCATTCTTCAGAGATTGGGGTACTAAGATAGGAGAAGCATTAGTATGGTTAGTTGGAGATAATGGATGGTTGGCAATAATAGCTATGGGTGTATTAGCATTAGTAGCTGCATTCGTAGGATTAAAAATTGGTAAAAAGATGATAGGTGGAATGATTTCAGGCTTTGGTAAAAGTGAAGATGTTCTCAAGGGAATGAAGATGGGAGGTGCACCAGCAGATATAGCAGGTGCGGCTGGTAAAGCTGGTGAAGGTGCAAAAGGTACTGGTATATTAGATGATCTTAAGAAACTAGTAGGAGATATTACTGATGGAACTAAATTAGAAGAGATAAAAAAGCTTCTTAGTGCCAAATGGAGTGGTTTCCTAGAATCGGTAACAACTGGATTTTCAAAAGTTGGCACTGTATTTAAAGACCTAAAAGACGGATTTGGAGAAACGCTTGATGCATTCAAATTAAAAGATGTAGGTACTCTCATTACAAATAAATTTAATACAGTTTTAAAAGAGATCAGAGTTAACTTTGTAAAAATCAAAGGTACGTTTGGTGGTGTAATAGGAGACTTTAAGAAATGGTTTGATGCGTTTGATATTAAAACAGTGACAAATATTGCAAGTGAAAAATTCTCTAAGGTATTAGAAACTATCAATACAAAGTTTGCAGAGATCACAACTAAATTTGGTAAGATTGTCGATAGTATGAGTGATGCATTTAAAGGTTTGAAATTAGGAGAGATTGCAGATAGCTTTATATCTGCATGGAAGTCTTTCACTAATGCAATATCTGATGGTATAGGTAAATTAACTGGTAAAATAAGTGAAGCTGAAAAAACTGTAACTGGTGTTAAAGATGCAGTAAAAGTTGAAAAAGCTGTAGATAATGCGTTGTCATTAGGTAAGTTTTGGGAAGGTGCTGTCAAGTTTACGGAGGGTATTTGGAAACTACCAGTATTAAAACAGATAGCAAAATTCCAGAATAAATGGGCTAGTATGGAGAGTAAAGTTTTAGGCTTCTTTGAAAAGAACGCAGCTAAGATAGTAGGTAAAACAGCTGCAAAGACAGCAGTTAAATCAATACCTATTATAGGATGGGCGTTGGCTGGATTAGATGCCGCTGGTAGTGCTACTCAGGCATTAGCACCAGAACAATATCAACAGTTGCGAGGTCTATTATTAGATAAAGTAAAAGAGGCTGGTGGAGATATAGGTACTACAGAAACAATACTTGACTTCTTAGGATGGGGTAAAGAATCAACATTAAAACAAGTCCAAGGTGCTGTGGATATGATACGTGGTATAGGTGATGGGTCAATAACATCAGCTGATAATGTTGAGCCACATTGGGCTGGTGGTATGATTACTGAGCCTATTCTAGGTATAGGAAGAAGTGGTAAAAAGTATTCATTTGGTGAGAGAGGTGCTGAATCTATCACACCTGTAGGTAGTGGCTCTATGAGTGGTGCACCTATAACCGTGAATATAAATATAAGTAATATGAGTGGAGATGTTAATGACATTAATAGACTAAGAAGTGTTATATTATCCGTAATGCAAGAAGTTAATACAAAGAGAGGTAGAGTATGACATACACAATAATATTAAGAAGTAATACAACCTTTATTAAGGTTGGTAATTTTAGTAATGTAAGCTTTAGATATAATTCACCAGTCAGCCCAATGCCATTACCAGAAGAAGATTCAACAGAAAATATGCTTGTAAAATTAGAAGGTAATAGTATGAATCTTGGTTTAAGTTGGATGCTAATAGAGGAAAAAGAAAATATGGTTGGTACTAATATAAAAAGAGTTAATAATAAATGGGCGATAGATCCATCACCTACTCAAATAAAAAGTAAAACTCCATTTGAACAAATGAATCAAATTAAAATCTTACAGCCAAAGGGTATAAGTGATACAAACTTCTTTATCTATATACTAGATGATAGTGTAGGTGGATCTACTAGTTATACTTGGGCTACTATTGATACAATAGATAGTACGGCAAAATTATTGACAACACAAGGAACGTGGCAATCAGTAAGTTTTACCATTGATGCAAGTAATCCAGTTAATATATCCACGACATTAGATTTCATAGAGGGTAAACAAGTAGTTACTATATATGGTCACGCACCAGAGGCATCAAAAATAAACTCACTGACTGGTGGAGTTGGTCAAATAACTATAAACTCAACAGAGTCTAGTCTATACTCTGCTAATGATAGACCTACAATAGCTGCAGTGGAGTTTGATGGTGTAAGAGATGAATATGACTGGGTTCGGAAAAAAGTTTCTTTTGCTAGACCAATAGGAGTATATACATATAATACCGTGTTTACAGGTTTAACTGCTGGTTCTTACACTCGTATGAGGATAAGATTATACGATGATAAAAGTGCCGTAGGTAAATGGTCTGAAGAATTTTCAACAGCTGTATCAGTGACTTAATATGCCTAATATAACATGTTTTATCAAAAGATACCATCCAGCTAGTTCATCTGATGCCACACCTATACTAGAAGCAAGGAGATTTGCTAAACCATTAACTGCTATAATACGTAGAGAGGGTTCTAGAATGTCAGATAACGCAGTAATAAAATTTACATCGTCAGGTGTTAGTATAAAAAATGGTGACTATGTAGGATACTTACAAGATGATCTAGATACTACTGAACTTGTGGGTTTATGGAATTTTACATCTAGTTGTAGAGATGAATCTGGATTTGATCATAACGCTACAAATGATTATCTAAGTACTTTTTCATCAAACGTTACTTTTAAAACCAATAATTTAGAAGGTAGAATAAGCAATAGACTATGTTGTTATCTAAACAGTGTTCGAATTGTTTTCAATAATATAAATAATGATATTGGTCAACCAGTAATGAGTTTTGCATCTGACTTTACAATCACACAGAGTATTGCATTAACAGATATGAATAATTGGGGAACTACTAATACACAATTTGATAGAAATTTATGGTATAGATATAATAACTTTCCATTTTCTGAGCATGGTATAAAACTATTCATCAGACATTTAACAAATAATAATTGGAAGCTAGGAGTAAATGTATATGTATCTGGTGTGACAACAACGTATCTATCTGGTGAATATACTACAGCACAATTACAGGATAGACTACTAACTTTGGCATTAGTTAGACAGAGTGGGACATTGACATTATATCTTGATAATGTATCTGTTATAACTCAATCTGGTATAACAGCAGATTTGACTTATAGTGGTAATGTAACTATAGGTGATACCAGTACCATAAAGGAATATCTATATCAAATGAGAGTTTATAATAGAGCATTTGACAGTGATGAATTATCTGAACATTATAGGGTAGCTTTACCCATAACAACATTGAAATTCTATGGTAGGGTGTGGAAGATTGATTCTGGTAATACAACTGATACTGTATATTGTAATAGTTTAGCAGAGATAATACTAAATACAAAAGTTAATGATGCAATATTAACAGAAGTTAATACTAAGAGAAATAAGAATATCTATAAAGCTGCTCAAAGAACCAATATAATTTTAACGGATTTATTAGATAAAGTTAATACATTAAATTTTGGTACTCAGATAAAACGTTTTATGATACTTACTGGAACTACGAGTAGTGGAATTTTACAACAATATGATTTAGATGATAGGACTGTTCCGTCTTTATCTGCAAACGCTGAGAACTTTTATAGGTTAAAAGGTAGATTTATAGCAAACGGTACACTATTAGATTTATTCAATGTTATATCAGTATTAGATGATGTTACATTCACATTCATGCCTACAGGAATAATAACATTTGTTAAAAATTCTAAAGTTCCAACATTGAGAAGGATTATATCAACTGATAGTGGATTTAATCTTAACACTGGTGGTGATGATAAAACAATGCTTGTAAACTATATAACATCTATTGGTAATCCTACTGAATTTAAAGCAACTATACCATCGAGTGATACATTCTGGTATGCTAGAACTACCTATCCCACTAGCCAAGAATTAAAAGCAACGAAATCAGCGACAACCACAGATCCCGATTATGTCAATCCTAACGATAGTTATAGTTATGATGATAATGCTATACCATCAGCAGTTTTAGATTATTATGGTGGAAACACTGTTGGTGTGAATACATATGTTGTTCCTACTGAATTAGAAGTGTCTTTACCAGATGTATATGCTAGACCAGCTTTCTGTTTTGGTGGAAACCCTATGGGGTCTAGAATTTTCATATTAGATAGTGAAAGATACACTGTAACTGGTTATCAATTAGGGGCTGCATATGATTTAACGAATGTAACACTTATAGGTAGTATGGATTTACTAGCTTTTAACTCATCAGTAACTAGACCAGTAAGTATTAAAATGGGTGGAGCTGGATTTGGATCACCTACAGCGACTTATAGTAGTGCTACTGGAACTGTTGGAGTTGTTACTGGTTCTGGAACTTCAGCTAATCCTTGGGCTACTACTGTAACAGTTGCATCAACCACTAATTTAACCGTAGGTGATGTTATAAGTGCTATCAATGGAACTGGATCTCTTTATGGTGGTAAACCTATAAGTGCAAAAGTTACAGCAAAAACATCTACAACATTTACAATAAATGTCGTAGGTGGTACAACTCCTGTAGCTGGTTCAGTTACCACTATAACTAATACGGGTGGAAAATTATTCGTTTTGGATCAGGCTAGAAAAGCAATACTTGAATTCCAACTTGCAACTGCGTGGGATGTTAGTACTGGTCTTAATGCAGGGGGTATAGGAAATTGGGAAGCTAGCTTAAGTCCTACAGGATATAGTGATTTCGTACCACAGAGTTTTGATACTGATGATGGAAGTAAATGGTTTGTTTTATGCAGTGTTGTTAACGATGCAAATACTAAACTATTCAGATTCACTGCATCTCCAGCTTGGAGTATGCAGTATACTTTAAATTATGATAGTGCTCAATCGTCTCTTTCCACTTTACCATCTGGGTTATGTGGTTTTAAACTTAACTCTGGTGCTACAGCATTTTATGTTATAGGTAATAATAATTTATATACTAATAGTACTGGTGGTCTTACACCTAATATTAGAAGATATACTAATACAGCAGCTAATGATTCAAGTACAATCACATTACAGGAAACTGTTAGCACTAATTTTGATGTAGAAACAGAGAAAAGACCTATAGATGTTTCATATGATAATGGTACTAGTATTTTTGTCATGGCTGGATATACTGGTAATATTAATAAATATACAACCGCGGCAAGTGGGGTTTTAACAACGTTCACACTACAGCAAAAACAATCTGGATTTGTATCATTAGATAAAAAACCAGACAAAACATCACCAATTAGTTTACCGACAATAATTACAACAACTGATCCACCTGTTCCAGATTACGATGTGGTAACAGTTAATCCCAATGGAAACCCACCTAAATACGTGTTCAGACTTAAGAGAGCATTCTCAGGTTATTGGACTGTGAAATATAATTATATAAGATTGACTCCTGATTCTTATAGTGGAACAATTCCCGCTGATAGCATAAAACAAACAGAGACAGATACATTATCAATAGTTACACATGGATTACAGGCTAGAGCTATATCTATACCTTACCTAGAAATAGGTGCTGATCTCACTAGATTTAATAAAAAATTCATTTTGAGAAACGCTTACTCTACAATACCAAGAAGAATTACTATAAAAACTAGAGGTTTAGTTAATGAGCTTATAGAGAATAATAAAATAAAGGCTTACTATTACTCCAAAAATATAGGATCTGAAAGTGGTGGATTTCCAGTACCAGAAGAACTAATGATAAAACGTATAGAATATCAATACCCAGAAAGTCTCACTACTATGGAATTAGGTGATTTTGTATATGATTCATTTGACTTGGAAAAGATTACAACTGAAACTGTAAGAGGTATTCAGAGCACATAATCTTTAAATATACGGAAACTTCAAATTATATATGGTAGCTACAGTTACAATTCGTAGATGGACAGGATCTTCTGGAAGTCCTACGAAAAGCGACATTACTGGTATAAATACCAGAGCCAATGCTACTGATGCACATTCAACATCAGATACAGCAAATCCAGTTACTATAGTCACAGGAGAAACACACTATTCTTATTGGGTATCAACCCGATTGAGTTGTGATGCAACTCCTTCTGGAACTATTGATAACTTGAGATGGTATACTGATGGCACAAATAGCTTTGGTACAGGCGTCACATGTAAAGTCGGTCAAGCAACCTCATATGTACAAGCAACTGGAACTGTTGGTAACGGTACACAACTGACAACAGGAAACCATGGTGGTCTAACAGGTTCACCAGCAGATGCATTTACTTACACATCTGCTTCACCACTAGCAGTAACAGGTTCAGTATCGAACCCTAGCACTGGTGACTTTGGAAACTTTGTTGTTTACCAAGTAGAAGTTGCAGATACAGCAAGTGCTGGTACTACAGGTCAAGAGACTTTTACATGGAAATATGACGAAACTTAAATAAAATTGGTGCAATACAATGCCAAACTTTACTTTTTCTGCAATTTATAAGAACGGAAGCAAGGTTACATTGAGTGAAACACTCTCTTATGATCATTTAGATAGAAAAAATATTGAATTTATGGAAGTTTTGAAGGATGATCAACCATTTCTACTTATGAAATTAGAAGATGGCGACAAATTAATATACCGCAAACGTGTTCAGAAAACTATGGGTTACGAAGATTTCGTGGTTTATCTGCTTGGATGGCACAGAGATGGATTTCAGAGCATAAACTATATAAGCCAAGATGGTACAGTAGTTCAAGGTGGAAAGTGGAATGAAAATGATTCTTGGATGTATGCCCCGAAGCTCAGGGAGTATGAGGTGTAGTTAGATGGTCTGGAAGCAAGTAGTTAACGCAGATGCTGGAGATGCAGACCACTTTGGTGGAGACGATGTTGATAAGATTTCTCAATTATTCAGTGGATATAGTAATGTAGATACAGTTGATTTTAACAGTGTAGTTAAATTTAGACAGGGTAAATTAACAGTTGCAAACTCTGGTAACACTAACGTTGCAACAATTAACAATGCTTCTTCTGGTGCTGTTACAGTAAGTATTCCTTCAACAGTAGCAAACAACGACCAATTCGTAATGAACGATGGAACTGTTACAGATTCTCTCTATCTTAGAGCAAACGGTACAAAATTCGTATCAAGTGCTATTCAATATTATGATGTACCAAGATATTCCTATACTACAACAGTACCAACCAATGATATTTTCTATAGAAACAGAAACAGTGCTAACGATACAAACCCAATAGCCTCTTATACTAGATGGAATGCTGGTTATTCACCACACTTAGGATATATGACAGCCTATGATGCAACTGATGATTTCTCTACTAATCAGTGGACAGCAGTTACAGGTGCTTCAACATTGGCTGGTGATGGTGTTGCAAACGGTGTTCTGAAACTAACTTGTATAGCAGACGGTACAACAAGTCGTGGATTTGTAAGAAACTTAACTGCAAACTTTTTCAACTCTACAACTTGGCGTGTAAGATTCAGAGTCAGAATGACTTCCAACAGCCCAACTGGTGATGGTGGTGCAATATTCATTGGTGTTTCAGATACAGCAACTAACCAAAACACTACACAGAACTTCTGGGGTATGCAAATTAAACAAGATGTTGGTACAGTCGCAGGTAAACAACAATTTACAATGCACACTGCAAGAGCATCATCTTCAACTATAGGAACGGTTGGTCAGGGTGGTCAAGTAAATAATACCAACTGGAACATGGTTTTGAACGAATGGTATTACTTTGAAATTTATAGATCTTCTTCAAACATATACATTTACAACTATGGTAAAGATCAACAATACTCAAAACTAGTTGGTTATCAAACACAGCAGTTTGTCAGAGATGATGGAGCTGCTAACGTATCAGCTCAATATTTAAAAGTATGCAATACATTATCTGCTACTGCAACTGGTACAAGATCATATGAATTAGATGACTTTAGAATCTGGGCTCAAACAAACTCACCAACATCAGCACCACCATCTAGAGCAGTAGACGGAACTGTTAACGGTACTTCATACTTTTTATCTGAGACAAGAGCTGAATATGCAGAACCACCACAAATCATTGTAGGAAACTATCAACCATTTGTGGTAGAAGACTTTAAGAAATATCAATCACAGGAAGAGGCTGATTATTTCTGGATACCATCACAAGTTACACCTATATTTGCAGTAAACATTACAACAGATAGCATATCTGGTAAACTTAGAAGAAGCGGTACTTCAGACACGTGTGTAACCAAAATATCTGATTGGATTAATCCATCTATTTCTGGTGCTACAAACCTAAACGCTACACAATGGGAAACCAGATTTAAGATTACATGTTCAAACAGACAAGGTACATCATCTAACTATGCAGTTGCATTTATCGGTGTCTTTGATTCTGATTGGAACACTCCAGCAACAACATCTCAAAGATTTACTGGGTTCACACTTATTACTAACAATACAAGTACTGGTCTATATGTACATAGCAACAGTGCTGGTGCAGTATTATCTGGTCAAACTGGTAACCAAGCTACTGCTGTAGGTTCTATGAACTTAAATCAAGCATATTATTGTAGAATGACGAGATATACAGATGCATCATTTTCATGGGGTGTTTACTCTGATCAATACTATACACAACTGATAAATCAAAGCACATTCTCTATCACCACAACTACACAAACCACTCAGATGAACTACTTTGGTATTAAAAATGATAACACTGCAACAGGATATGATTCATCAGTAGACTTTGTAGTTGAAAATATATCAATAGTTAATGCAACATCATCAACCTATAACCCACCAGTAACAGGTAACGCTACATATGGTGGAATTGTTCCAAGAGATCCAATCGCACACCTACTTAACTTGTATTTGCCAAAAACAACTGAAACTCAGTTTAAGATTAGAATTGGAAGAAGTCCAGCACCATTCTTCAGTGATGCTGATACGGTTAGAACGATTAACGTATCTGACTTTACAAGTGTTATCAACAACCAATCACCAGCTCAATCTGCTAACACTCCTAGATACTTCCCACAAAATAAGACTGTTTCACCTCTAGAAGCTGATAGATTCCCCGTATACTGGGTACAAATCATTGGTACTACTAACGGTGCTCAAATTGCAATTAATGATTCTTCCACACAGGCATTTGATGATACATACCAAGCGACATATGTTACTGGTGGAGTTCAGATGTACAAGACTCACTTACACTACTCTTTCAAGAAAACAGCAGTAGACACAACATTTGATTACTATTAGAAAATGAGTCATGCAAAAGCAATACAATGCTTCGTTCAGTTCTAAATCATTCAAGTCCAAGTCATATATAACTGAAAAGCCAAATCATATCACATATTCAGAATACCCAATAATCATTACTGAATTAGTAAACTCTAGAAATATTCAAAATAACGTAGCAAATCAATTCTTTAAAACACATGGGGTGTTGATTGATTGGTAGATAATTCGTTTAATTCTAGTTCTTTCACAGTAAAATCATTTACTACAGCTTTTACAAACGTAATTCATACAAGTGATTCATATCTAACAGGTAAACCTTGGTATTCTAAAACACACACCACTAATTCAATTTTATCCAAAGTCACAAAACAAAATAGAACTGATTCATTCTTAAAATCAACCACATCGTCAGAATCATTTAATGATGATTCATTCACTATATCATCATATAATACAACAAACCTAACATTCCTTGGACATACAACCAGTTCA